TTTAGTTAGTAATTTAGTTAGTTGTTATTTAATCCCAGATATAATCCCAATACTCATCTGTTATTATTTTATCCTCTAAAGTGTGATGTACTCTTTGAATATGATTAGTTTCCATTTTATCGTTCTCAATGTGTCTTACTAATTTCTTCAAGTCCCTTAACAATAATATCTTTGCTTCTTGATATTCTCTACATTTAATTTTATTCATAGTTGTATAGTTTTAGTTATTGACATACCTTGTGTGTGTCATCTTTAGCAAAGATATATAAAAAGGTTTCATATATCCAAATAAAATGCAAATTATTTTCATTCTCTCGAGGAAAAAAGTTTAAAAAAAATATCTATATGAGGTACCAGAGGTAGATTGATTCTAATGGCGAAACAAGAGTTTTTAATAGTAGAGCTTCACAATAGATAGAAAGTTTCTTAAACGTAAGAAAATGTGCCTTAAATTTGATTTCAGTATGTTAGATGGATTATGTATTAAATTGGTAGGGTAGTTAGCTCCTAGCTCCGCACACTTCACACAAACATAGTTAACGGCTCGGATCCGCTCACCAAACAATCAAAACAAAACACAAATGGACTTCGGGTATGTGTATATATGTATATATATATTTTGGGTATGGGTAGAGGTGTATATTATATGTATGTATTTAGATAATAGTTATCAAAAATCGACGTTTCAAATCGTACTTGCATAGATATATAGACCTACCCCCCTAAAAAATATCGGTTTCGGTATCGGTTGCACACCTGTTACATTACATTATTATCCCAAACCTATACTTATCTCACATTTTTTTTATATATTTGCCCTATGTCAAGAAATTACAAAAAGGAATACGAAAAGTTTCATAAGAACCCTAAGGCTAAGAAAAAGCGTGCCACACTTAACAAGATCCGTAGAAAGAAAAAGATATATGGTAAGGGTGGTAAAGACGTTTCTCACATGGCTGATGGTTCTGTGATTATGGAAAACCCTTCTAAGAATAGGGGTAATGGCACTAGAACTCCTGGTGATCGTAGAGCTAGGGGAACAAAGCTTAACAAACGTAAAAGGTAATGTGCATTAAAACTAAAAAAACTAAACAGCTAGGGATGAATCCCAGCACCGCATCAAACAGACTAAAAAAACTATTATTATTCAGTTTAGCTAAAAAGCTTAAAATTAACTGGTGTTATCAGTGTGGAGCTGAGATAAAGCACGCTGGAAGAATGACTGTAGAGCATAAGACTCCTTGGTTAGATTCTGATGATCCAGCTAAAAACTTTTTTGATATGGATAATATAGCGTTCTCACACTCTTCTTGTAATTATGCTGCTGCTAGGCAGAAAGAAGGGGCTCCATGTCCGTCAACTACAGCGTATAGAAAAGGATGTCGTTGTGAAGGTTGTAAAGCCGCTAGGCGTGAATATAGAAAGAATAGATCTAAAGTAAGGGATTAACAAGACCCCTCGTCCATATCGTCATCATACTCTTGATCTTCTAATGATATAGGTTCATCATTAACACCCATAGCATGTAGAACGTGTCCAGGCATAAAGTCAAATAACTGAATCATAGATTCATCACCTAATTTATTAGCAAAAGATCCTAAATGAAACATAGCATTATTACCCATGTCTATCATGCTTTTGATAAGGTCTGGGCTTGAGCCTGACTCCATAGCACTTGATTTCATACCTAAATATTCATCTACTAACATAGCTAGGTTGACTAAAGCTTCAGCATCTTCACCTCTATGGCCTTGTTTGATCATCATACTAAAAGATTCTTGTGCCCCTGGGCATACGTGAAAATTTTGAGTTTGATAACCCATTACATCCATTTCTCCACCTTGACCATTACTGGACATTTCTTTGGAGTGCGAGCTCACAGGCTCTATAATAATCATCATTGTTTCACTCATGTATTTTAATTTTATGCAGGAGGCATATTTTTTGTTGTGCCAATTCCTTGTTTTACCGCAGCTAATTCTGCTTGACTATCTAAAATCTCTTGCTGTAAAGCAGCTATAGCTTCTTTGTTTGCAGGATCATTTGGATCCAACTTACCTAATTCACTATCTAATCTAAGTATTTTTGCATTCAAATAAACCTCTCCCCCTTTAATAGGATCCATTTCCCTATTACTCTCATAAAATGTAGGTAGTTTAAATTGCCCTGAAATACCTCCTCTACCTCTAGGAGCAAAGTGTCCAGCAACATCTGAGGCATAAGTTTTACCTCCTTTATTAAATCTCATTTTATCCATGCTGAAATTTTTACCAAACCCTCCATGTTTATATGTAGGAGTCTCACCCAGTGCCATCATTCTTTGCATTTCCTCAGCACTCATCATTTTAGGGAAGAATGAATATGGGTCACCACCACTATATTTACCACCAGTTCCTGAATCACCAGCAAATCCACTAGAGGCTCCACTATAATCAGCTCCTTCTTCTTGATCTTCCAGTTCTTCTTCTTCTTCTTCATCATCTTCATTATCATCTCCATAAGCCATTTGACGAACCTGTTCTGAGTAAGACAACTCATCATCATCCTCCTCCTCTTCTATTTGATCTGCCACTAAATTTATTTTATTTAAGGATACCCCCCTATCTCTATCTCTATCTCCTGTTTCTCTTTCATCAATAACAGATTGTTCAGATCCAGGCTCTACTGTATCTACACTCATTAACTGATTCATTAAATCATCGTAAGCATCATTACCGAACTCTCTTTTTATAATAGCAGCGTCTCTCTTTAAATCAGCTTCATTATAATCTTCCCCAGTTGTTACGTGTGTCCCACTTGTTACAGAATCTAAAATAGCATCCATAGATTTCTTTTGACGAGACCCTCCAGATGCAGCACGTGACCTTGCAGATGGAACTCGAACTCTATTTCCTTCGGAATCTAGTTCATAACCTCCAGTTATTGTACCCACCTCAACCGAACCATCTTGAATTTCATTTATATCATCACCAACATCTGAGTCAGCCTCATTAAAAGACAAAGGACCAGTAGGTTTACTTATTTTTTCATCTATTTTGTTAGAAGGTACAGTTCCTATATTGACAGGGTCTAATTCGCTAGTTGGGTTATACTGCTGCCATCCAGATTCGTCTATATACTTATTAGCAATAGCACTCGTCCATTTTTCAGCTTGCTCTGGAGTTAACCAATCTTTCGTTCCTTCAGAATACCATTTTTTATTCTTATCATCCCATGTAACACCGAACCTGTATAAGTCTCCAGTTGTCTGTTTATAACCAAGCCCAGAATCTCTTAACTCACCTCTGTTTAAATTATGTTTTGCTAAAAACTCTTCATCTTGCATTAGCATTTGTGCAATCTGGTCTTTATTATAACCACCCACTCCATCTTTAGCACCTTGGTTAGACATATACTGTACTCTTAGCCAGTCTTGACTAGGCTTTCGATTCGGGTCCAAACCAGATGCCTCCATGTTATATTGGTAATTTAAAGGAGCGTTAATAAACTGATCCATTCCTTCACCAGGGTTTCTTCTTGTTTGATAAGCTCCGAACCTACCTTTATCATCTACACCTACAACACCTGGGTCAAAAATATCAGGATGCATAGAAGCCATAGCGTCAGTCCACATTTTATTATCTACAGCGTCATGCATTAAATCAGCTATTTGACTATCTATACCTTTTCCGTCATTAAACCCTTTAGGTAGGTATGGTCCAAGTAATTGATTCATCATATCTACATCATAAGCGTGACCTCTATATTTACCATACCTCTTACCCTGCTTCATTAAGTCAAGTTTTTCATACTCTCTTTTCACTTGATCTTCATCAATTCCCTTCATAAATCTTCTATCCTTACTTGATATAGCTCCCCTTTCAAGATTATACTTTTTATTTAGGTTTGTGCCAGCTTTTCTGGGTGCATATTGATGGCTATTTGTCATTAACCATTTTATAGCTTCAGGGTCCTTTTGAGCTACATCCATTAATATAGCAGAAAGGTTGGCGGGGTGTGTGTTTGTTGCTGCTCCGACTTTTCTTCCTTTCCCATCTGTGTAGTCAAAATTAACATTTTCTGGGGTGTGAAATAACTGAGACCACTTATGATGTCTTCCAGTTTTAAATCTATTTGCACTAGGGTTTTTTTCATGATCAATCATGTCCACCATTCTACCAAAATCATAGTGCTTACCATAAGCATCTCTTAGTTCATCTGTTGACAAATTAGCATATCCACGATTAAAAAAAGAAGGCTTGTTGGTTTTACTAGATGGAGCTTTATCACTACTGCCACCTTCCGAAACTCCTCCCCTAGATCCTCCAGAACCACCTATTGAGGGTAAATTAATATTTCCTAAGTTTAAGTTTGTAACAGTATCAACAACACCAGACCACACATCCTCTAGTGGAATACCTTCTCCACCACCAAAATTACCAGCAAAATCAGTAACAGCATCTACTACATCAGTTAATCCATCTTGTGCTTTTCTTACTTTTTTACCTTTATTTAGTTTATACCTTTTCTTTTTTTTACTATAAGCCATAGTTATATTCTTTTAGTTTTTTATAAAATTTAGTAACTAATATTTTTCCTCTTTGGGATATCATATATCTCCTAGCTCTATTGTGTGCCTTCTCAAGATATATAGTCACATACCCCTTATTCATTAATTTTGGAAGGTTTCTTGTTATAAAGCTATTTGAGCACCTATAATCTTTAGCTATAGTGTAACCTGTAAAGTAATCTCTATCGTAAACAAAGAATAAAAACTCTATATCTGACACTTTAAGGCTGTATTTATCTCTAAAATCAAATAGAACATTTCTGTAATATTTTAGATAATTATCCCTGTCCAATATGGTAAATTTAATTAAACTAAAGCAAATATACTAAATATTTCTTATATTTGGAATTAATTACTATATTTGTACGGAACAATTAAAAATAATATAACATGGCATTATCAGGAACAAAAGCACAAGAGGTAACGTTAGGTCAGTATGGATCAGCATTTGTAAATGGAACAGATCTTGTTCAACCTCCAGCAGATAGAATTATATGTGCAATTACATTTATGGCGGACACAACTCTACAGGCGATGCAAGCTTACGAGTCTGATGCTGGCACAAGAATATTCTTTAATATGAGTAACGCTGCTCATTCATCAGGTACAGGAAGTGAAGGGTCTGGTGGAGATCTAGTTACAATTAACACAATATTCCCTAAAGGGTTGACTATTTATGGACGATGGAAAGCTCTTATGATGGCTAGTGGTGATGCTGATGGAGGGATGATAGTTTACTTTGGCCCAACACATTAAAAAATTAAAATATGGCGTTAGGGTTGGGAATTTCATTAATCTTTGGAGATTTAGCGGGTGCTGGATCCTCTTCTACAGCAGTAGTCATAGAAGATTACATGTGGGTGGGAACAACCTCAACTGGATCTGGAAGTACATATGATGCAGTGACACCTATACCAACCTTGTATGATTTTAATGATACCTGGGATTTAGATACAGCTACTGGATTAGTAAATGGTTTATATGATTATACCCCTACTGATCCTGATGATGAATTAGAAGAAACGTATGATGAGGGTTATTGGAATGTAGACGCTAGTGGAGATGTTCAACCTATAGATCCAGCGGTATTCCCTAACCCTTACAATAGTGAAGGTTAAATATAAATAATATAAAGAAAAAAGAAATAATATGGCAACACCAAATGTAGTCCCTAGAGCCGACACCGAAGGAGGTCTTGGAACCTCAGCAAAAAATTGGGGAAAATTAAAAATAAAAAGTTCAGCTTCTTTAGGGGAAGCAACTGCAACCATTACAAATCAAGATACTGATCAGTTATTGATGGAATTAGTAGCTTCAAACACCACTGCTGATGTTTTTAAATTAACTGCTAACTCTCTCACTTCGGCTAATGCCATGAATGTAATCCTGAACACTTCTTCAACAGCTAGTTTAGCTAATCAAGCTTTAACGATAGATCTAGATAAAACAGGTGTTACAGGAAGTGGTCAAGTTTATAACGGTAAAGCTATTATTGTTACCTGTAATGATTCAGCAACAAATCATGCTAGTGGAGCATCTTTAATGTGGGGTATACAAAATACATTAACACACTCCAACGCTACAGGAACTACTAAGCAGTTCGGTCTTTTACAGTCATTGAATGGTGGTGATGAACAGTATGGTATAAAAAACACATTAACAGGTGGTACAGCAGGAACAACATATGGTTTATTTCAGCAGGTTACAGATGGGGGATACGACTTCTATCTTCAAAGTTCTACTGATCCAAATGATTACTTTACTTTACAAACAGGGGTTAATGGAGAGACAACAATAACTACAGTGGATGCAGATGCAACAAACGCTCATTTAAAATTTGTTATTGATGGAGATATGTATATAGATCCTGCTGGATCAGATATCTTTGTTGGTGGTGACGATGCAAGTATTTATACAATATCAAAACTACCTCACTCTGATGGTGGTGGTGGTGGACTAGAGGTGCAAGGAGGAAATGCTACTGCTGGTCAAACGAATGACCCTGGAGGAATATTATTTTTATCTGCGGGACAGTCAACTGGATCTGGAATGCCAGGGGCTATTACTTTTAAAGCTGCAAATCCTGGAGCATCTGGAACATCTTTAAATTCTCTGGGCACTATTGCAACACTAGGCGTTGCGGCATCGGGAGATAATAGTTCTATATTTCAAATATTTGAAGCAGGTGGAGCTACCAGCCTTGACTACTTCGCTATTGAGGTGTTTGAGCATGGTTCTACTAAGATTAGCACTCTTGACACAGCTGCTGCTGCTGGTCATATTGAGATTGAAGCTGATGGTGCTATAACTTTAGATGCTTCCGCAGCGATAACTTTTGAACAAGGTGCAAACTCAGCTGCTCTAATGGAGTGTTCAGGTAGAGTGGTGGTTCAACAAGCTTTTCTAAAAGTTATGCCTGATAGGTTTATCCCTAATGGAGATTCAGGAAGACCTGTATTTGTTGCGGATCAACAAACTAATAAGTTGGGTGTTCATCAGTTCGATGGTAATGATGAGTTGTATGCTCATGTTGAGATTCCTTTTGGTCACACAGTAACAAGTGTTCATGTTTATACAAGTGCTACTGTTTCTAGTGCGGTAACTGTTGGTGCTTACAATTATAATACTGGAGCAGATAATGCTGTAACAACAACCAGTGGAGATACAAACACCGACATATCTTTAGGAGGTAATTCAATAGCTGGAGGTGCAGCTCAGGATTTATGGATAAAAGTAGCTTTAGGAGGTAGTGCTGTATACTTATGGGGGGCAAAAGTAACTTTAACAGCATAATAATAAAAATATAATAATATGGCTTTAGCAAGTAAAAGATCGGCAGAGATACATGATAAGACAGGGAGTGATTTAACTGAAATGACAAACGCATATAATGCTGATAAACATCATAATTTAATAGCTTTCCCTAGTGAAGCTGCTTTAATGCATCAAATGGAATTGATGCAGGATGATATAGATGAATTAAGAAGATATATAGTAAGTGCTGAATTGTTACTACCAAACACAATGGGGGATTCATTACCTACAGTAGATCCTAGATCCGCTGGTCAATTATGGAATAATAACGGAGTATTAAGCGTAAGTAGAGGATAATATGGCAACATTAACAGGGCAGGCAATAAAGGACACTTATAGAAGTTTATTAAAAACAGAATCAACTGTAGGTTTTAGTGGTGAAACTCCAACTAGAATTGAAGATGGAAGTGGTAAACAGAGTGCTATGTTTCTAGGTCAATCTAGAGTTAATATTGTAGGAAGCTTATCTTTTAACCTATCTACTACATCAACCCCTAGAGCTAACTTACATATAATAGGTACGTCAACTCAATCTATGTTGGTTCAAAATTCTAATGGATATAACAAATTTTACATAGGAGATTTTTTAGGGGCTTATAATGTAAAGATTGGGGATATAGACTCCAGCTCTCCTGGAAACAATACGTATTTTTATGTACAAGACTCCAGCTCTAGAGTGGTTTCCAACTCAACCTATTTTGGTGTAGGTCAAACTGTTCCTTCTTGCACTTTACATGTAGGATCCAACTCTGGATCTGCACTATTTTCTTTAGGTCCAGGAACTGAAGTGTTTAAAATTACTAGCAGTAGTAATACTAGTTTATTTGTTGTAGATAACACTAACGACAAAGTTAGTATTAATGCAGATGTAGAAATAAAAGGAAACCTTAGAAGAAGTTCTGAAAGATATTATCTAGAAGAGTTCTTTAAAAGATTACCACAAGGAAACGCTGATATTCAAAATGCTTCTGAAACCCATAGAATGATAGCTAATCCAGACTTTGAATTAGTGGGAACTAACGCTGGAAGTGGTGATGCTACGTTTTCTAACAATTACGCTGGTGTACAAATACAAACAGACGGTGCTGACAACGATCAGGTTATTATAGCTCCACACTTAGACTCCAACCAATCAGCCTGGACAGGTATTATGTGGGGAACTGAAAATCAAGTAGAATGGGAGTGTGCTATAACCACTCATGGAACTATAACAGATTACTCTTTTCATGCTGGTTTAAAGTTAACAAATACTCCTGTTTATACAACAGATGCGGATCAAGCTTATTTCCTATTCTGTACAGATGATGATCAAGGTGCTCTAACAACAAACGCTAATTTACACTTTGTGTATTCTAATGATGGAACGGATTATGTAACAGACTTAGGAATAGCAGTAGCTGCTTCTACCACTTATAGATTTAGAATAGAGATAGATTCAAATAGACAAGTTTCTGTATTTGTAAATGACGTGCAGTATGGATTAGTGACTTCAGCAACAGCTGGTGGAGCAACTCAAAGCTCAACAACAACAAAATCATTAGCTTTAGCAGATGACCATGACTTCATACCCTATATTGGTGTTCAGCAAATGGCAGGATCTAAAACAACAGAATTAGTAGTTCATTACCAAAAAATCAGCAGAGTATTGTTTGAATAAAAATTTTTCACTATATTAGTGGAAATTTAATTTAATACAATATTATGAAAGACACAGAACAACTCATAGAGGAGATGTGCGAATCTATGAAAGATCTTCTTATACAGAAGAATCGAGACTATGGCGATTCAGCCACTAACCCATCAAGCGTATTTTCTTCAGGATCACCAATAGATTCTTTATGTGCACGTATAGATGATAAACTTATGCGTATACAAAACAAAGGGATAAATGATAAAACGGAAGATACGGTATCAGATCTTATAGGTTATTTAATATTACTTAAAGTTGCTATGCATAAAGAAAGAAGTGATGAATATAATTCATTTAAAGAAACTATAGCTATGGGTGGTCATGCTAATATAAATGGAAAGCCTATAGCAACAATAGAAGATTTAGATATATACTACGAAAATAAAAAATAATAAAATTATGGAAGCTATAAGTCCTATCATTAGAAAAATAACTATAGGAGATTTAAAACAGGGATTAACATATAAAGTTGGTCAGTTGATGAATGCTGGAAATATAGAGATAACAGCTATTATACAAGATGAGGCCGCATGGTACAAGCATCAACAAGTTGTTTATGATGTTTATGTTAAAGCTAGAGGTGACGAATTTTCAAGACCTTGGAAGAGGTTTTTTGATCAACCTACAGCTATAGAGTATGATATTCAAGATAGAGAAAACTACGAAGTTAATTAATATGAGACCAGTAAAAGATTACTACTTTGTAAAAGTAGAAAAAACGCATGAGGACACCATAATAGTAAATGGAAAAGAATTATTTATGGACACCTCTTATGATGAGTTAAAACATGCTAGACAGTATGGCACAGTTGTTGCACTACCTCATAGTTTACCCAAAGATGTAAATCTAGATGTTAAAGTGGGAGATAAAATTTATTGTCACCATTTTTTAACAAACGAAGAAAATAGAGTTAAATTTCATGAGGATGAAAAAGTGTTCAGTATACATTGGTCTTATGTGTATGCCATTGTTAGGAAAGGTAGAGTAAAGATGTTGCATCATTGGAATTTTGTAAAACAAAAAGTGGAAGATGAATCTAATTACATATCTGACACAGGAATATATTTAAAGCCAGAAGCTGATGATGTAGAACTACATGGTTACATTGAGTATATGAATAAAGATTTAAAAAATTTAGGGGTGAAAAAGGGTGATGAGGTGATTTTTTCTGAAAATTCTGAATATGAAATGATAATAGAGGGGGAAAAAATGTTAAGAATGCGTAACTTTGATATATTAGCAAAAGTCGAATAATGTTAGATACCCAAGAAATAATAGATATATGTGTGGAAAATTCATACAATTTATTAACAGGTAAAAAATCTATAGAAGACATATTAGATTCATCAAGTAGACCATATTTTTTATGGAATGTTGTTGAGGAAGATCTTGATCAAGAGATATTTGACAGTTTTATAGATTTTATGATTAACTATTATGAAGACATGGAATATTATGAAAGGTGTGCTGTTTTATTAAATATTAAATTAAATGAAAGAAATAAATGTAAGCAAGAAAATAGAGAAATTGATAGAGTCGGGTAATAAAGCATTTGACTTATTATTAGAAGAAGTTAAAAAACCTATAGATCCAGACTTACAAGATGATAAAGCTAGAAACGCTATGAAAGCTAAGAAAGAGTGTTTTATGGACGCTCAAGATATACTGATGGCTATACATAAAATGCAAAATCAAATCAATGAAGGCAGCTTAACAGACAATGAAATAGAATCAGAAGACAAATCCTTCAAAGCTGGCTTCTCAGAAAAATACGCTAAGAAATAAATAAAATAATTTTATTTTACTATATTTGCATAATTGGCTAAAATTTATTATGGCAGGTTATATAAAAGTAAATGGTTTAAAATTTAAGCTCCCTGTTAAACCCAAGAAAAAAGACATATTGTTTTCAGATCTAAAGAAAAAAGATCAAAAATGGAAAAGAACTGATATGCCAGAGGGTCTTAATGAGGATACTATCCCTAAATACTCATGGTTTATAGATCAGGAATTTAAAAGAAGAGATGAAGGTGTTTGGTTTATGAATAATGGAGAGCCTACCTATATAACAGGGGAGCATTACTATTATTTAAACTGGTGCAAAATGGATATTGGATATCCTGAATATAGAGATAGGGATCGAAGGTTTTTTATCTTCTGGGAAATATGCAAGCAAGATCCAGATTGTTTTGGTATGATAATGGTTAAACACCGTAGAGAGGGAGCTTCCTATAAAGGTGCAGCTATGTTGTTATATGAAATAACAGCGAGATATAATTCACATGGGGGGATAACAAGTAAAACTGGTGCTGACGCTAAGTCTTTATTCACAGACAAGCTTGTATATATGTTTAGAAGTCTACCTTTCTTTTTTCAACCAATTATAGATGGTAGTGATAATCCTAAAAGCACTCTTAGTTTTAATACTCCTGGTCAAAAGATAACAAAAAACTATTCTAAGGTGACTAAGTCAGAAGCTTTAAATAGTAGAATAGATTGGAGAAATACTAGGGAAAATTCATATGACTCAGTTAAGCTAATAAGATATTTATGTGATGAGGCTGGGAAATGGACGGAGGCAAGTGTAGAAAAAAACTGGGAAGTAGTAAGATCATGCTTAACTTTAGGAGACAAGATAATAGGAAGATGTTTTATGCCATCTACTGTTAATGAATTAGAAATATCGGGAGGTGAAAATTTTAAAAACATATGGTATGATAGTGATATAGAAGAGAGAGATGCTAATGGTAGAACTAGATCTGGTATGTATTCTTATTTTACTCCAGCTTATGATGGTTATGAAGGCTTTATAGATGAGTATGGTTTTTCAGTTATAGATACACCAACAAAAGAGCAGGCAAAATTTATAAAGAAAAAGATAGGTGCTAAAGAATATTTGCAAAACATAAGAGACGCTTATCAAGGAAACACTACTAAGTTATCTGAAGAAAAAAGACAAAGACCATTTACTATTGATGAAGCGTTCAGGAGTGATTCAAGATATAGTCCTTTTGATGTGGAAAGAATATATCAACAAATGGATTTTAATGAGGAGGCTAGAAATTTAATAGTTAAAGGTGATTTTATTTGGAGTAGTGGAGAAAAAGATACTACTGTGTTATGGAAGCCAGGGTCTCAGGGTAGGTGGAGAATATCTTGGATACCACCAGAAGATAGGAGAAATAAATTTAAAATGATTTATAATAAAAAATCTCCTGGAAATGATTTAGAATTAGTTGCTGGATGTGACCCTTACGATCATGACACTACTACTGACGGTAGAAGATCTGATGCTGCGTGCTATGTTTATAAAAAATTTAGCATGATGGATGATTTTTCTAATCAGTTTGTTTGTGAGTATATAGCTAGACCTCCAAAGGCTGAGATGTTTTATGAGGATGTTTTAAAAACTTGTATCTTTTATGGGTGTCCAATATTAATAGAGAATAATAAAGTTGGTATAATAAAGTATTTTGAAAGAAGAGGATATTATAATTATTTAATGGATAGGCCAGAGTCTACTCATACAGAAAGTAGCAGGAAACAAAAAACAAAAGGTATACCGTCTACAGGTGTAGCTGTGCTTAACGCTCAAACAGAGGCTATAGCTAGCTATGTGTATGATTATGTGGGCATGAACACTGAAACTCAAGAGATGGGAAAATGTTATTTTAATAGACTTTTAGATGATTGGAGTAGATTTGAACCATCAAATAGAACAAAGTATGATGCTACGGTAGCTTCAAGTTTAGCTCTTTTAGCCGCACAAAAATATGTAATAGAAAAGAAAATTCCAAAAATAAATCTTAACTTTGTGAAAAAATATAGGAATATAGGATTAATGTCTAAGAAAATATAGATGAAAAAACAATTTGAACTAATAGGGGGGTATCCAACAGTATTTGCAACGAATGAAGAGAAATCTACAAAAGAATATGGTCTTCAGTATTTTAAGACTATGTATAGTGATTGGAAAAATAATACCGAGTTGGCTTATCAAGATAAAAAAAGAGCTTTTAATAAAATGAGAGCTTATGCAGAGGGAACTCAAAGTGTTTCAAAATATAAAGATCTTCTTGATGTTGAGGGCGACTCTTCTTACATGAATATTGATTGGACCCCAGTTTCTATAATACCTAAATTTGTTGATGTAGTCTGCGGAGATATGACAAACAGAGAGTTTGCTATAAAAGCAAATGCTATAGATAAAATTTCCATAGACAACAAGAAGAAGGCAAAGAAAACAATGATAGCCGACATGATGAACAAGCCTATTAGGCAGCAGGTCTCTAAAATAACAGGGTTTGATCAAAACAAAAAGGGATTTGTTGCTGATGACATGGAGGAGATACAGCTTTTTATGACTTTAAATTATAAACAGGCACATGAGATAGCTATTGAAAGAGGTATAGAGTTTGTTTTTCAGCAAAATGATTTTGATGAGATAAAAAAGAAATGTATAAGGGATCTAGTTGTGGTTGGAACATCATCTTTAAAAACCTACATAGATTCTTCTGAAGGCATAAAAATAAGATACGTGGATCCACTCAACTTAATAACATCTCACTCAAATTCATCTGATTATAAAGATATACAACACGCTGGAGAAATATATACAGTTACTATAGCTCAGCTAAAACAAATGGCTGGAGATCAATTTACTGATGAGGAATATGATGATATAGCTAAAAATCACGCTAACAAAAGTAAAGACGAGGATAGTTTGTATGGAAGGTCTTTTGGTAATTATTCATCTTATGCTAGTGAGCATGATAAGTTTTCTGTTCAAATAATGGACGCTGAATTTATATCAATATATGATTTAAATTATGAGAAAAAAGATAATTCTTTTGGGGGTTTTAGTGTTAGTAAAAGAAAAAAAGGATACAAACCTCCTAAAAAATCTAAATATAAAAGGGAACAATTAAGTAGCACTGTAAAAGTTGTTTACTCTGGGAAGTACATTATTGGAACTGATTATATATTTGATTATGGACTATCTAAAAATATGTCTCGCCCTAAGTCTAATTTGTCGGAAACTAAATTATCATATGTAATATATAGTCCCAACTTAAACAATATGCGTAATGTTTCTTTAGTTCAAAGAATGATACCATTTGCGGATCAGATACAATTAGCACATTTAAAAATGCAGCAAGTGTTAGCCAAAGCTAGACCAAAAGGAGCCGCTTTTGAAATAGGATCATTAGAAAACGTATCAAAAGGAGATGGAGGAACTTTTACCCCTTTAGAATTACAGGAGATTTATGATCAAACTGGTAATATATACTATAGGCGTGTAGATGATGAAGGTATAGCTTCAAATACAGTTCCTATACAAGAATTGGAAAACGGTATAGGTAGGGATATGATGCAACTTATACAAATATATCAACATAATTTAGGAATGATTCGAGACGTTACAGGTGTTAATGAAGCTAGGGATGGAGCTAAACCTTCTAGTGAAGCGTTAGTGGGCGTTCAAAAAATACAGTTAATGGCTTCTAATAATGCCACTAGAGCTATAGATGATGGGTTTAATAAAGTTGTTGAAGATTTAGCTAGATCTGTATGCATGAAACTGCAAGACATAGTTGAGTATGATAAACCTGTAAAAGGATATATATCTGCTCTTGGTAAAACCGCTATGAAAACAATAGAAATTAACAAGGATGTTTCTCTGCATGATTTTGGTATAGGGATTGAAGCCGCTCCAAACGAACAGGAAAAAGCACAATTAGAACAAGCTATACAAATGTCTTTAGCTCAAAAAGAATTAAGAATAGAAGATGCTATAACAATAAGGGAAATTAATAATCCTAAGTTGGGATCTAGAATGCTTATGTTGAGGAGAAAGAAGTATCAGGAGGAACAGATGAAAATGGCTCAGGTGCAATCTCAAGGTAACGCACAGCAACAACAGCAATCAGCAGCTATGGCGGCACAAATGAAACAACAAGAAGCTCAGATGCAGATGCAGATAGATGCTAAAATGAAAGAGATGGATGCTCAGTTTGAAATGCAAAAAATGCAGATGGAGTATCAAATGAAAAATCAATTTGAGGAAGCTGCTCATATACGGAGATTAAAAGAGATACAGGCTGGTAATATTGGTAAAGTTGCAGCAAACAAAGCTCAAGGGGAGTCTAGGGAGAAGACAGTAGAGAAAAGTGCACATTTTCAATCTAAAATGATTGAACAAAGAAAAGGTAAGGAGGGTCCTATAGAGGATCCAGACTTAAATTTAGGAATGTAAAAAAACTTATAGATAATTTGATTATATCTGTAAATGTTATATTTTTGCAAAAAAGGTTTAATTTAATTTAATATATTATGGCAGATGAAATGGGCGATATAATCGCTGAACAATTAAGTGGTAACGTTGTAGAAGAACAACCTAAAGAATTACAAAAAGAAGTTGTAGATTTAACAGGGGGTTCAGAACCTCAACCAGAAACCACAACAGAAAGTAAAACTGATGAAACTGTAGAGGCTCCAAAAGAGGCTCCAGCAGAGTCACAGGATAATGTTGATCGTTCTTTAAATAATGAATCTAGTAATCAATCTCAGAAGGAGGTTGTAGACGCTGAAGAAGTTAATGAAAAGAATAAAAAAGAGTTTTTAAGATTTATAAACGAGCAGTTTAAACAAGAATTTGACTCTATTGATTCTTTCAGTAAAGCCTTATCTAGTAAAAAAACATCATTCGCTAACGAGCAGATAGAGAAGATGAATAATTTTATTAGTGAGACAGGGAGAAGTATGGCGGACTACATTAGAACTCAGGCTGTTGATTATTCTAAAATGTCTAACGAAGATGTTATGAGATTAACTTTGAAACAAGAAAATCCAGAATTAACTTTGGATGAAGTAAATGTTTTAATAGACTCTAAATACAAGTTAGGTAAGGATAAATACAGTGAAGCTGAAAAAACTCTTGGTAAAATTGAATTAAAGAAGGATGTTGCTAACGCAAGGAAGAATCTTATTGAGATGCAGGAAAAATATAGAATGCCTGTTGAAAATAATGATAATTCACCTGAACAGGAAGCTGCTCAGAAAGAATGGGTTAACAACATGCAATCTGAAGTCAATGAGGTTGAATCTATAACATTTGATATTAATGATTCTGGAGAGCAGTTCACTTTTTCCCTAACAGATGAACATAGGAAAGATTTAATGGATGCAAATTCAAATTTAAATTCTTTTTTTGATCAGTATATTGGGGAGGATGGTAACTGGAATTTTGATAAGTTAAATACCGACATGTTTGTTTTGAGTAATTTTCAAGATATAATAAGAAGTGTAGCTAATCAATATAGATCTAAGGGAACCGAGCAGGTAGTAAGGGATATTAAAAATCCTTCGTTTAATAACGAACCTAGACATAACACAGAACAAAAGAAAGATGTTTTAGATGAATTAGATGATCAAATGAATGGAACAGGATCAATGTGGATTAGATAATAATAAATAATTAATAGTTAAAAAATTTTAAAAATGGCTACAGTAAATTTAGGCGGTCAAGTTCATATTAAGCCTTCTGCGGTTCAAATTGCTACCAATGAGAACTACGTAAGTAACTTAACTACGAACTCTTTACGTCAAAGAGATGTCTCTGATAAACTTGTTAAGCGTTATGGCGATCAAGGTATTACGGGACTTATGGAGTTGATGGGCTCAAAAGCTCCGTCAAACAACACTACGTTTGAGCACTATGAAGAAGCGTTCAGACATAATAGTATTACAGGACAGTTTCCAGGTGCTGCACCAGGAACAGCGTCAGTAACTTTAGCTGTACAAGCTGGAGGTTATGCCTCTAACTTTGCAGGTACTACTAATGAATATTCTCCAGTACGACCTGGTGATATTTTACGAGATAAAGATGGAGATATGTTCTATGTAACAGAAACTTCATTCCCAGATTCAGGTGCTCCTTACGAGGTGGTGATGTATTCTATTTCATCTTCTGGTGCAGGTGCTAAATCAACAGGTGTTGATTATGAATTTGCTATCATTGGTAATGCTCACCCAGAAGGTGGTATACAACCAGATAGTTTATCTCCATTAGTACATGAATACTCTAATAAGTGTATGATTTTAAAAGAATCTTTTGAAGTAACAGGTTCTGAAGCTACAAACGTTGTTTACGTAAAAGTTGACAATGAAAAAATGGGTTCAGGATATGTATGGTACTTAAAAGGTGAATCAGATACTTATAAGAGATTCTTAGATTATGCTGAGATCATGATGATGTTAGGAGAGGATATTGATAACACTACATTAGAGGGCGTTAATACAAGCTTTAAGAGTGGTACAAACCAAAGTAACTCAACACTTAGAGGAACTCAAGGTCTACTTCCTTGGATTGAAACAGACGGACAGTCTATGGACTTAGGTGCTGCTGCAATCACAATGGCGGACTTTGACGCTATGATTAAATCATTAGATAAATATAGAGGTGCTAAAGAATACTGCATTTATGCTGGTATTGATTTATCTTTAGATATCGATGATTTATTAGCTGCTCAAGGTGCTTATGCTGCTGGTGGTGCTAACTATGGTACTTTCCAAAATAACAAAAACATGGCGTTAAACTTAGGGTTTAATTCTTTTCATAGAGGTGGGTATACATTCCATAAGAAAACTTATGATTTGTTTAATCACCCTAGATTATTAGGTGCTTCTGGATTTAACTATCCTGGATATGGTGTTTGTATTCCTATGGATATGAAAAAAGATGCTAAATCTGGTGAGAGTATTCCATCGTTGAGAATACGATATAAAGCTGCTAATGGTTATTCGAGAGATATGGAACACTGGTTAACTGGTTCTGCTATTCTACAAAATAAAACTAATACATCTGACGTGTTACAATCACACTATAGATGTGAAAGAGGTTTTGAAGGATTTGGAGCTAATCGTTATATGTTGATCAAGAAATCTTAATTATTAACCTTTTAAAAGTTTTATACAATGGCACAAATATTTGGAGATAAATTATTAATGTTTCATGTTTCTACAGTAGATGCAAACTCTGTTACCAATGCTGATGATGGTACTAATATTGACTTAGCAGCTTTTCCTGCTAAAAACATTAGTTCTATGGCGGCAGAAAATAATGGTAGTGGTTTGGTTTACATTTACTTTGCGAGTGGAACTAAGTACGAACCAGGCATGTTTATGGGTGGTGTTACAAATGACACTGCTGATGACGCTGACCAAGCTATTATGGCTGAGGCGTTTGAACAAGCTTTTGTTAGAATTACTTGTACTTCTGGAAAAGAAGCTGCGGTTATCGAAGACCTTTGGGCGAAGATGAACTCAATTACTGCTGGACCAGTTTTAAAGTTCGATGCTGTAAACAGTGTTTACCCTATCGAAAATGTTACTGGACTTCAAGTTAGAAGACATGTTACAAGTAACACTATAAGTTCTGACTAATAACAATTAATAGACTGTCTTGAAATGATATACAGGCAGTATAAAGAACATATCTAAGGAGGGGGAGTATATCTCCCTCCAAGGGTATCTTAATAATAATTTTAATTTAATTTTAGAAATGACAAAGAAAAAAACAACAACTACAAAGACTGTAGAGCCAGTGGTTACGAAAACTATTGAGACTCCTACAGCAACTAAATCAAATACTCATGGGATTGCCAACCTTAATCAAGGTGGGAGAAAAATAACAAGAAAACCTACTACATATAGACTTTATAAAGAGCGTACTGATAAAAAGACAGGGAGAGTAAAATTTCCTATTGTTCACATGCTTAAAGCTGAAGATGTTATTTTTGATCCAGAAAAGGGTATAAATAGAAAAATAAGATACATACCTGGTGAGTCATCTATATTTGAAGATGAGCAAAAAGAAGACGCTATGGTAAAATCTCCTATTACATTTAATAATGGAATGATAATGGTTGATTATACTAATCCTACTCTAAAAAAATACTTAGATATGTGTAATTCTAATGCTAGCAATCCTAATAGAATACCTGGATCATCAAGAGTTTTTAAGAGGTTAGATTTTGAAAAAGACGCAAAAGAAAAAATGGAAAAAGAAATTAAATCCATGGACGCTTTAAGAACTGTTTTTGAAATGCCTTTAAATAAATTATTGGGATATGCACAGGTTTTAGGTGTTAATACAGATAAATCTACTGATGAGATTAGATATGATATGAAAGTTTTAGCAGAAAAAGATCCTGTTAATTTCATAAATGGACTAGATGATCCTAAAATGGAAATAAAACAAACTATACTTAGAGGTAAGGAGGCTGGAGTTTTAGATTGGAACTCTCAGAAAATAATGTGGATTCAAGGAAATCAAAGACCTGTTATAACTCATATTCCCTTAGGTGTTAAGCCTATAGACTGTTTAGCAGATATGTGCATGACAGACAAAGGAAGCGGAGTTATAGATCAAATAAAAGCAAAAATGGGGTCTATAGATTAATAGAAGTATATAATAATATCATTTAAAGGGAGGTTGCAGGTTTGTTACCTCCTTTTTTTTTGCTATATTTGTTTTAAAATAAATAAGTAATGACAATAGATGAATTATATAGGTTTGTACAGCTTATAGCAAACAAGGAACAAAGAGGGTTTATAAAACCTTCTGAATTTAACTTATTAGCACAACAAGCTCAGCTAGATTTAATACATGATAGAGTTGCTAGATACAAGACTGAATCAGAGGCTATGAGTAAAGGATCTAAGGTTTTAGTTCAAAATCATTCTGTTTTAGATGATATTAGAAGTGTTGTTTTTAGAAAGCAGCTTGCATATGATAGTGCTGGTCTTGGTGTGTGGAAGTATCCAGAAAATGAAATGGACTCAAAAGGTAAGATGTCTGGTGAATATTTACATTTTTTAAGGCTTTATCATATACCTGGAAATGCGACACCTGACCCAAATGAAGTCCAGCCTGGAGTGCCTCACACAAATGATGATGGAGGAGATCCAAATAAGGAATTATTAAGAGGGAAGATAGATTTATTAACACATGATCAATTATCATATAGGTTACATAGTGAGATTCTTTACCCAGACCAAAATAACTATGTAGCTGTAATGTTTGATAAAGGATTTGAAATCTATGGATATGAACCTGGTTTGAATGACGATGGAATACAAAATGATATAGCAGAATTAAAAGATTCAGATGACAAACAAATATATTTAGTTTATATAGCTAAACCACCATCTCCTCATTGGGGTTATAATATGGTTAATAATCAATACGTGTATAATCCATCTAGTGCTAGTAATCAAGAATTAACTCTACCTAGTAAAACCCATAGAGAAATTGCTCAAAGAATGTTGTCTTACATAGGAATATCACTAAGAGATCAAGAGCCTATGGCTTATGCTGAGGCTAAAGTTAAAGAGCAAAGTGCATCAACACCATCAGTGGGTAGACCTAGAATAAGTCCACCGACTCCAACAAGAAGAAGATAATGGCAACAACAAGATATAAAATAGCAGAACAGGTACTTAGAATAGTGAACGGTGGAGATCCCACTGAAGACAGCTCTATAGATATAAGAGAGGTAATGCTTTTGGTTGATCAAGAAAGAGATTCTCTTATTAAATCAGAGATAACAGATTGGTATTACACTAAATCAACAGCAACAGCTAAAGGTGAGTTGGAAATAAATGGGGGATGGATATCTCAAGCTACAGTTTATGTAAGAAAAGATGAAAGTAGATATGGAGCTCTCTGTGCACCTTTCCATTTTAGCTACATTTCATTACCTAATGATATGGGTATACAAAAAGTGGAGTCAGTTGACACTCGATATGAAAAACAAGGTGTAATGTATAAAGTTACTGGCGGGTTAAAAGAAACAGAATATAAAAGAGACTCAACAGATATAGTGTTTTCCGCTGGACCAAAAGTGTTAGATAAAAAGTACCATGTTTCTTTTGATTATATTCTTGAGACAACCACAATGTCTGATGGAGCAACAACGCAGCATCAATACGGAGGCGTTAGAACTAAGAATATAAGTTTTAATGTTGATACAACTGGGTATAATTCTTTTGAAAATCAGCATTATAATTTTCTATTTGCATTAGTAAATAGCCCTGGTTTTAAAAAGTTTGCAAAGGATTATGATATTAAATATGGAGTAACTGAAAACGACACCAATGACAACACTATTATAGATGGCTTATATAATATATCTCAACAGATTCAGGTAAGGTTAAGCACTAATTATGGTTCTAAAATAAGTAATTTAAAAATAAATGGAATTGGCACATATGACGAAAATCCTGCAACTGAGTATGGGGGTATAGTTTTATCTGGTGCAAACGCTACAAATGATGATTTAGGATTTATGTGGACGCTGAGTTATGAGAATCAGAGTATAAATTCAGATGAAGAAACCATAACAGCACATGAAAACTCTCATGGTATAGGTTTTATAATAAATGGAACTGTATATACTTCTGAGTTTGTTTCTCCTAAAACATCTTTAGCACCAATAGATATTATAGAAAAGTTTGTTCTAGAAAATTCTCAAAAAATAGCTAAAGAGCAAAATATAATTTGTGACAAAGGTTACTTAGGTACTGGTTTTGCAATCCCAGTTGTGATGTTCACTGAAGTATATCCACAGGGAGGTTTTGATATAGATCCTATAACTCCAGGAACAGCATTTAATGTTGTTCTTAATAGTGATACAAGCCCTGACCCATCTCCAGCGGCAGAAGGGTTTAAACCGACAATTTTTTATAGAATGCCATCAGGAGGTGAACATAATTCTTTGTATAATAAAACTGTTGAAAAAACAGGAAGACAATATTATTATGTGGAAAATTTAGTAAACGCTGAAGAAGACACTGGAGAAATAGGAGGTGCGGCTCTATATCTATACAAAAAGTATGATTATGACTTTTTTAATGAAAGATATGGGAATAGGTTAAGGGTTACTTATATAGGAACTTCTAATAGAGTAGAAGATCATTCAGTTTACCCTATACCAGCAGATTACGAAAAAATAATAATAAAAAATTTAGTTGAGTTGCTAACGGTTATGAAAAATGCTAGTGACGATATGTCTAATGATAATATAGATTAATAATGGCTCAGTTTATATCAGTTGAAGAAGTAATACAGAATCTTTTAATAGAAGAAGGAAAGTCTAGTGAACATGAATATCTAAGGTATTTTAATTTAGCTATGAGTGGTCTTAAGGAATTAAATTTTGACACTGTTAGACAAATAAAATCTATAGAGCTAGAAATAGACCATAAAAACACAGTTAGTTTACCTACTGACTATGTGTCGTATTTAAGAATAGCCACAACTAACAGTAATGGTGAATTAAATTACTTGGGAGCTAGAGATAGAATAAATCTAGTTCATGGAGCCACATCTAGTAATGTAGAGGATAAAACTCAACATCCAGTTTTTACTGACAATACCCCTGGAGATGGTTTATGGGGCAGATACGGCCAGGGAGGAGGAAATAATGTTAACGGTTACTACAGGGAAAATTTTGATGAAGAAACGATTGAGTTTTCTAACATTTCAGGAACGGTGATAATAGAGTACATTTCAGATGGTTCATCTGATTTAGAAGGTGATCAAATAAAAATACATTCTTTTGCAGAAGAAGCTTTAAAATCATACATATACTGGAAGTCTATATATAGAAAAAGAGCCATCAATATGAATGAAAAAATGTTAGCTAAGAAAGAATACTATAACCAAAAGAGACTTGCTAGAGCTAGAATGCAGTCGTTTAATAAGCAGGAAGCTATGCAGACTACAAGAAAAGCTTTTAAGCAGTCTCCTAAATTATAATTAAATGCCGAGTACACAGTCTAAAAGATTATTTGTTGGTGGATTAGATAAGGACACTGATCCTAGAGCTTTGAAGAATGGTGATTATCACCACGCTTTAAACATAAGAAATATTTCTTCAGAAGCTAATACGGAGGGTGTTGTAGAAAATATAAAAGGAAATAAGAAGGTTGCTTACGACTTTCCAACTCCACCACAGCAGGGTAAAAGAAGAATAACTTTATTTATGCCTTGGTTTAATTATTGGTGGAATTATGGTGGAAGCTCCCTTGAATCAGACCAATCAGTGGTAGTAGAAAATTTTGATGGTCACCTTAGAGACGAAAATGATCCTCGTACATATACCACTGCAATATCTGCTGTTGATGAAAATGGGTATCCTTTAGGATATCAGATATTTGAAGAGGTTACATATTATCCTTATCCAGCCTATTACGCTCAACAATACGGTCCTGGTGATAATCCAGGTGAAGATGGTCCAGAGTCTCAAACCTACATTGATCTTGGTGGACCCTCAATAGTTTTAAGGACTTTTGATATATGTATAGGTTCTTCTCTGTCTGAAATACAAAATCCCCCTTATAGCCAGCGGTTTCAGATATCATATAACGGAGAGGATCATGTGAGAATGTATAACTATCTAACTTTTTGGGTTCAAGCAAACTCTGCTAATTTAGCTGCATTAGGGATAACAGTTAGTGTTATTGATAATAATAGTCCTTATTTTAACAACGAATACTTTTTTGGTGCATCCGCCATGTCAAATGTGGCTAATCATCCAGAATATACTCCAGGGCAAGTTTTTGCATATGCACTTTTGTTTGAAAAACCTTACACTAGTGATGGAATCGAAGAAGAAGGCATGTTTTATGTTGATTTAAGACCGTCAGCTAGTGTACAACCGCAATACGCTGGTGCACCTGATGATATAACTGGAACTTTATTTACACCTAATGCAAATGGAGAATTACCATATTTTTGGCCTGTAGAAGAAACTGCTATTGAGGATGGTTATGGTTACGCAAATGAACCTGAACTATTAAATAACTCTTCTGATTGGGGTGTTGTTGGGGAGTCAGACGAAGGAGAACTTTATATTACGGAGTATTTAAATGAAATAGAATCTGTAGGATGGACTATAGGTGATCCTGGGCCAGGTGGAGATCCTAGAACTGTAGAAAAGATGTTTCTAAGAGCTAATGCCACTATATCTAATGATGTAACAGATGAAGGTGACCCTATTAATTATGATACTATAGGTGCTTATGAGGATACTAGGAATGATAAAATATATTGGTTTGTAGCTAGTGATCATCATTTTCACTTAATATTAGAATATGATATTAAAACAAACGCTATAGCAACTGTTTTCAGAGACTCAGGAAATGTAAACACAGCTGCTTTTAATTGGAGAAAAAACTTTCTTATTAATGACATTGATAAAGTGGGAGATGTTCTATATTGGACCTCTAGACAATATGGGGAACCCTGTTCTATAAATGTTAGAAAGTCTAAAAACAGTATAGCTGCTGTAGATTTATTTGATGATCCATATGTACTAAATGAAGAGGGTGGGACGGATGATATAAGTTTAGAGGATTATTATCCATATAATTTATATGACCCATTATATCCATCAGAATCTAAAAGACAATATGTAGAGGTTATTAAAAGACCGCCTATGTATGCACCTACCTATGTGTTTGGAAGTAGCCCTAATATATCTAGAAATGAGCTTTTTGGAAATTTATTTCAATTTAGATATAGATATGTTTTTTATGACAATGAAGTTAGTGCTTGGTCGCCTATTAGTGATATTGTACGATCTGCTTTTGATAATAATAATGTATCACAAACCAATATAACTCCTGAAGTTGATAACCATTTAATAATATCTGTAAAAAACTCTTCAGGTATAGTTAAAAAAATAGAAGTAGCTGGAAGAAAATGTAAGGATTTAGGACAAATATCTAGAGGTAATAGAGGTCCATATTCTATTGTAGCTACGTTAGATAATGATTTTAGTGCTTGGCAATTAGATCCAAATTCAGAGCAAACATTTCTTTTTTTCAACGATCAAGCTTTTCCACTTACAGAAGCAGGAGAAGGTAGTAGATTGTTTGATGCTGTTCCTAGGTCTGCACATACACAAACTATATTAGGTAATAATAGATTAGCATATGGTAATTATACCGAAGGTTTTAATGTTCCTAAAATGGCTTTTACTATAAGTCCTCAATATGGTTATAGTTCAAGTGGAATATACGGAGGTCCGACTTATCAAGATCCAGTAACTCTTCAAACAGGTGGTGCTGTTCCTTCTTTTAAAAGTGGAGCTTATCATAGTTTTGGTATAGTTTATTATGATGAAAGGGGAAGATGTTCTACTGTATTGCTTGATACAGAACAGAAAGGAGGTAATTCAACTAATGGTAGGTGTTATGTTAAGTTTCCCACAGAAAGAGTAGATGCAGATATACCTGCTGGTGTAGCAAACTTTGATCTAACTGGAGCTGTAACAATGAAATGGGAGATAAACCATAGGGCTCCTCTTTGGGCTAAGCATTATAGATGGTTTTACTCAAGAAATAATAGTGTAGATGAATTTGTTCAATTTAGGGTCTTGCAAGCATTTAATAACCAGGATCCAGCATCTAATGATAATAGGATATTCTTGAGCTTAAGAGGTTTAAAAGGGTCTGATGATTCATACATAACAAATGCTGAACTAGATCCCGATGCAGTTCCAAATCCAGATATAAGTATTTTAGATTATGAGTTCACAAAGGGTGATAGAGTAAGGATTATAACTGGAGGTAGTCAAATTCCAACAGCATTTGATGGATCGGATGGAAGTACAACTGGTGATACTTTTTTAACAACATATCTTGACGCTAGAGTTTCAGGATTTGAGTTTTATGATCATGGCAATCCTAATATACCTATAAGAGATATTAATGGAGAAAACAGTCTTAACCTTGACGGATCTGAAGATGGGTGGTATCTTATTATAGAACAGTTAATAGACTCTACTGGAGCTCCTTTAGCTAATTATAACGCTGCATCTGTTGCTGCAAACTCAGATTTATTAGAGCAGGCTGTAGTTGAAATATACAAACCTAAACCAGAGCCTGATCCAGATGAAACATTATATTTTGAGTTTAGTGAACTTTATGATGTGGATATATATGGAAAGCATTTAGGCCCTATAGCTGATCAAGGAACTCCATGGACTTCTGACGCTTTTGGAAATCTTACATCTACAACTCCAGCGGTAGGTGAGTTTATGTTTGGAGACGTATATTACAAAAGCAGGAACATGCAGAGGTTTGCTAACAACGTTAGAGGTCTTCAAAACTTTTATGTTGAGGATTATTTCCTAAATGACTACACAGACAGTAATCATATAAGTATAGGTAGAGCTAATATATATTCTCCTGTATATAAACAATTAGATAAAGAGGCTTCTATAACGTACTCTGATGTTTATCAACCAGCCACTAGCTTTAATGGTTTAAGTACGTTTGATTATAATGAGGGTAATTGGGAAGATTATAGTAGAATATATGGCACTATACAAAAAATACACTATAGAGAGACTGATATAGTAATGATACAGGAAGATGCTACTTATAAAATTCCTATTCAAAGAGATATACTTCTTAGTGCAGATGGTCAAGGTACAGTTGGTGTATCTAATAAAATATTAAATCCAATGGTTCCTTTTGTTGGTAACTATGGTATAAGTAAAAATCCTGAGTCATTTGTAGCTAATGGAGGGGTTTTATATTGGACAGATATAAGGAGAGGGGCTGTTGTAAGATTGTCTGGGGATGGTATAACACCTATATCTGATGTTAAGATGCATGATTACTTTAGAGATAGAGAAGAAGATTTTAGAACATATGATCCTCAATATAATTGGAGTAATGATTACGGTAATATATCTGGAAGTATGTTAGATGGTCAACATCAATATTTTAGAATAAAAGGTGGTTTTAATCCTAAACATGAGGAGTATATAGTTCAAATGGATTCTATACCAGCACCTATTGGTCATTTTGATAATGAATCAGAAACATTTGATGTTTTAGGTGAATGGGATGGTTCAGGTGAAACTGATCAACAAGATATACTGGTTGGAGGCTCTGTAACAGCGTGGAGAGATAAACAAAAGAGATGGACTAGTTTTTATTCTCATTTTGCTGAATATTACTGTAAAATAAATAGATTATTTGTCTCTTGGGATGAGGGATTTTTATATTTACACGATTTAGATGAAGAAAACTACAATACTTTTTATGGGGTAACTTTTTATACTGAATTAGATTTTTCTATTAACGATGGTCCATCTTCAGTAAAAGGTTTTAAATCACTAACTTTAGAAGCTAATCAAGCTCCTGAAGCAGACTCTCAAGGTTTTGAGTTTGAAGGTGAACTTAATACCTCTTATGATGTTACTTTAGTTACTGATATGACAGAGACCCTTGTTGATAGACACAATTTTGATCAAAGAGAAAATAAACAATATGCACAAATACCTTTTGTGACAGTAAATAGCACAGGCTCAGAAATAATAGGTCTTGGTTTTGGTTCTGTAGAGCCTACAGATTTAATAACTGTTAATGGTAATGGAACTAGTTTTGGGGACGCAAATATAATAACAGGAACATCTTCAGATGATTCATTAGGTAATTATGGTGATCAATTATATTATAATGATTCAGGTAATGATATTCTTGTGGGAACAATATCTTCTATTAATAGTAATAATGAATTAACCCTAGCAGCTAACGCCCCTTCTGACTTTAGTAATAACTTCTTATTTATAAAAAGAAACGGTTATGCTGAAGGGGATAGAATGAAAGGAAGGTATATGGAGGTTAAAATGAGAAAAAGATCAAGAAGATTGTTAGAAATATTTAGTGGTGGTGCTACTATATTTAATAGTGAGTTAAGTGACGACTAACTTGTACAAGTGAAAAATAATAAATATATTTGTAAAAATGAGAAAAAAGTATACATATAAGCCTACATCTTCCGTAAAATATGGCAAAGGGGGAAAGAATAAGAAAAAAACTTATAGGGTTGGAAATAATCATTATAATGCTCAAGATGGGACTTTCAGTGGTTGGATGTCAATTTTAAACCCTATTGTTGATCCTATAGCTGATCTTTTTGGTATAGGTAGTATGATGAATACTCTTGGCGGTGATACATTTGAAGCGGATGCAGCAGCAGCAGGTGGTGTGTACGGTATGGGTGTGCAACAACAGTTAGATGCAGCAGAAACTGGTGCTGATTTAGCTGGCCAATTAGAATATATGCTTCCTTCTGTCTCGACTCAGCTACAAGACTATTATGATCAAGGCATATCACTCACAAAGCCTAAAAAAACTTCCACTGAGTTTCTGGAAGGTGTTAAAGACTCTATAGATAAACGAACAAGGGGGGTGATTACAGACATAGGTAAGACAGGTAAGATGACTGGAATAGAAGATGTTTTAAAAGCTGGGGACACCGCTATGATAGAGGCTCAAGAAAAGGGTGCTCAAATGGATGAAAGATACCAGCAACAATTAACAGATATTGAAAAATTTGAAACAGGACAAGAAACATCTATAATTAGTCAATTAGGGGGGCAGGAGTTTGATCAAGGTATGGCAGCCTATGATTTAGCAGGAGATTTAACATCTCAAGCGGCACAGGCAGGAGGTGATTTATCAGCGTCAGCAATAGCAGGTATAATAGAATTACAAGGTCAGCAACAAGCAGCTTGGTCAGATTTATTTGCTTCAGGTATTGAGGCTCTTATAGGTTTAATTCCATCAGATGAAAAATTAAAAAAGAATATTGAAAAAGTAGGAGAAACTGAGTCAGGGGTTCCTGTTAGTGACTTTAATTACAAAAAAGATAAAGACGCTCCAGAGGGACCTGGTAGATATAGAGGTGTTATAGCACAAGATCTTATAGGTACAGAACATGAAGACGCTGTTAAAAAGAGGGATAAAAACACACTGGGTGTTGATTATGATATGCTAGATATACAGCTACAAAAAATAGAAGGAGAAGGGGAAGAGAAAGAGATGAAAGCTGAAAAGGGAGCTAAGATGCAGGAATATGAAGAGGGAGCAAAACAAGATATGATGCCAGCTAATGAAGCTGATGTAACTCCAGGTAAATTTTCTCACAAAGAGAATCCTATTGATATAGTTCAAGATGGAGAAAAGATAGGTGAAATGACTGGTGGTGAGGCTATTATGCCCCCTAAAGACGTTAATGAATTTGAAAGATTAATTGCTGACGGAGATAAAAATGCTGTATTTAATAAATTAAAACAATTATTCGCTAAGTGGGATCAAAACGCTAGAGAGCATGCTGAAAAAAATATGAATCAAAATGCTATGGGTGGAGCTAAAATGGGATATAGACCTAAACCAATACTTAAATATAATTAATTATGGCTGGAGGATTTACTAGTGGCTTTGACCCTCAGATATTTGACTTTGCTGGTCACAGATTAAGAAAACAAGAATTAAGACTCAAGGAGAGACAGATCAATAAAAAAAAGGGAGAGGAGGCTGATAAGATGAGGCAGTCTGCGGTTAGGGAGTCTAAGATAGATCCTAAGTTTGCAGAAAAATTCATGCCTGGTCAGGAAGAATTACTCAGACAATTAGATCAATACGCAGCCACATATGCTAATGAATTAAATCACAAAAACACTGCTGACGATGATATAGAGGGTGAATTTAGTCAACACCACTGGTCTATATATGAAAACATGAAGCGTCAAATAATATCTTTTTCAGAACATACAGCAGGATATGTTACAGACTATAAAGCTTATCACGATAAAGTTTATGAAGTGGATGAGTTTGGTAATAATACTTACAATCTAGATTTAATAGAGCAAGAGGAAGTTCTTCTAACGAAGGAAATGGTTGAGGAAAAAATGGCTAAAGATGATGATGGAAACATTATAGAGAGTATGGATGATTATAGCTGGATGTGGAATGCTGAAGGAACAGCTTTTGACGATGGACTGGGACAACAAACAGCATTAAAAAATGAGAACGGAGAATATCAGTACCAAACAGGTCCTAATGGAGAGCAATATTTATTAGGTAAAGATGGAAAACCTTTAACAGCATATGAGCTAGACGGAAACAATGAGGTTGTTCAAACTAAATCAGGAATTTACAAATTTGAGTCTATCTATAATGAGGAGTATAATCCTCTACTAACTAAGTTTGATGCTAAAGGAAATATAGTATACGGAGAAGAAGGTAGTGAGGTTCCTTTTTATAAAAAATGGAGTAGAGACTTCACTAAATTAGATAAAAAACAATATTCTACAAACGGATTATATGAAATATCTAATGGCTTAAAATTTGAAGGAATGTACGATGAGGCTGTTGGTGGTACAAATTCTTATTTAACTGCTGAAGCTATGAATGGTATATGGGATCAAGCTTTTAGTGTTTCTAGCTGGAATCCTGATGCATTAGAAGGTAGAGGAGATTGGCAAAACGACTATGGTACTATAGCTTCTATGCAGGTTGCAGATATGATATTGCAAGAACAAGGTAATTTAAAACCTAGCCAAGGAGCTAAAGATGAAGTTGTTAGAAAAATTAAACTAGGAAATAGACCTAACCCTGAAAACCCAGAAGAGTTACTAGGGGAATTACCAGAAGAATTAAAAAGAGCTAGTGAATATGCTCCAGGCAGAACGTTAGAGACTTATCAGGATTACATGACTGAGATGATATTAGAACAGTGGAAAGCTAGACATACTAGCGTGAAGATTAATAATCCAACTGTTACAGGTATAGATAATAAAAATTTAAGTTGGGATTGGGATAATGCTGGAACTCTTAATACAAAGATAGAGTTAATGGATGGAACGACAACTGTTAATGCGATGGGTGGAATACATACCGTAAGTAAGGATTTACCTAATATTGACAGACCATGGAAACCTACAAGTATAAATAATTTAAATGATTATAATGACGTAGGATTTCAAGCTTTTGACCCTAAACTGACTAAAATTTTACAAGAAGGTGCTGCTCAAGGTGAGTTATCCGCAGGAACAATGGGTTATAGGGTTGTAGATAAGCGAACAGGTCGATTAATGGCTAACACTCAATTTGACAAGCAAAGTAATTCGTTTATATTTTCCAATGAAGAAGACGCAAATAATGCTATGGTTGTGTTTGGTTTTGATGGATATTGGAAAGCTAAAAATCCAGAAGATGTTAGAGAGTTGTACTCTGGAGATGCTGAGGGTAATTTAAAAAATGAAGAGAGAGTATGGATTGATAATATAATGAGAAACAATAAAGGTATTCCAGGATTCTTCCCTATAAATAGTTCTCTTTTAAGCACTGATGAGTTAAAACCTTACAAAGAAGGGCTTGATAGAGTTAAGGATATTAAGAAGGTTATAATAGAAAATGGTCAGAGAAAGGAAATAGCTATGGGTGACGATAGTCTTATTAATGATGATTACATATTTCCTGGTTCTGAAACAATGATGGCATAAAATTAAAATTAATTAAATATGGCAGTAGTATATCAAAAAGATAAAAACGCTATTAAATTCGTAACAGATTTCTACAAGAAGTTTAAACCTAATCACAGGTTGACTCAGGTTGAGATTGACTCGATATTTGCCCAGTACGATGGTGATTATGAAGCCATGGTTAAAGACATTTATGGTGCACTAACAAAATACACACCTAGTGATAGTGACATAACAAGTGTAGTTAACCGTTACGCCTTAAAAAAAAAAGATTCGGCAAATGGTTTATTAGAATTGGAAACTGGAGAATCGGAGCAATTAGAAATAAGCGAAAATAATAAGAGTTTTACAGCTAAAGATGGAGCCTTTGTAACTGATCTTAATTTAAGCACAGATAAAGAGTTATATAAAGGATTGGAGGGGTCTAAGCCAGGCACTTCAGCTACTCTTAATTTTAAAGGTAAAGAACCTAGATTATTAGAGGGTAGACAAAGTTATCCTATACATGTTTATGCGGATGGCGGGTATCAAGGTGTATTAAAACCTGGAGGAAAAATGACAACATCTCCAGCATCTAAGATTGTAGAAATTCCAACAAACAAACCATTTAAAGCACAAGATGGTGCTATCGTCCCCGAAGAATCAAACGAAACAGATGTTAATCAAGACCAAGATGTTTGGGATTATGATTACATATTAAAAACTTTTACTAAAAATGGGATGTCTGTAGATGCCTCTCAAGTTCCTGCTAACATTATGGCGGATCTAAAGGTAGATATACAAAATCAACATGATTTACAAAAGAGAGAGAAATCAAGAAACGATCCTGAAGTATTAGCAGAGTTAAAAAAGGTAGAGTTTAACCAAAACTTTGATCAATTCTACGGTCAAGAAGGAGATTATAATTTTTATAAAGCGGCACAGATATATAACGAAAATCCTGAAAACTTTAACTTTTTATTAGAGTCTAAAGAGGAGGGGCAGTTTATAGATTATGAAGATCTTCAAATACCTTTAACAACATCTATATCTGAAAACGGAAAAGATCTATTGTCTGCTGTTAATCCTGACACAAACACATTCTTCCACGAAGTTCCTATTGGTGGAGGTGAAAATGAAGATCTTTTATTAGAATATGGTATACCACCAGGACTCCAAACAGGAGATGAAAACCAGGTTTTTCAGTCTGTAGATGAATTAGGGTTATCTCAGTATGAGACTATTTTAAATATGGACAACCATCTGGCCAGCTTATTAAATCAAAGAAGTGAGCTTATTGGAGGTAAACATGCCTATAAAGAAGAGAAAAAACATAAATTCTATAGACCAGTAGCTGTGTATGAAGAGGGAGTGAAGGAGCAAAAAATGACACTTGGAAATGTTAACTACAACACACTTAGTGAAGAGCAAAGAGTTCAGTATGAAAATTTAACAGATCAAATAAATAAAATAAAAAATGCTAAAGGTAAGTTAACTGCACAAATACTGACCACCTCTAGTAAACATGGGGTGAATGATGTAAAGACAGCTTACGGTGGATTAAAAACTCATGAAGATAGAGTAGCTTTTTACAATAGTAGTAATGATCAAATAAACTCTAAAATTGATAGGTCTGAAAGTTATCAGATGAATTTAGTGATAGGTGATTTAAAAAATGAAATACAACAAGATTTAAGTAATGAGTTTTCTGTTGACACCGAAGCTAAAGAGCTTTTACAAAAGTATCAAGACAATAAAGGGATAAAATTTAAAAACCCCGAAGAGATGCTTCAAGATAGAGTCTTTATGAATATTTATAAAGATTTTCAAAAAAGTAGAGTTAATGATATTAATATGACCGTTGCTGATGTAGATTGGCAAAACTCAGAAACTTTTAAAACTCAGGTAAAATTAAACAGTGCTATAAAAGAAAAAAATCTACAACTACAAAAACTAGAGTCTAAAAAAGAAGGGATGGACGAAGAGGAATATATTGAGCAGTCTAGTAAGTTAATGAAAGATTTGGATATACTTAAAGCAAAGTTGGCTGAAAACAGAGAAAAGAGAGGATATGAAAGGGGGACAGAAATGTTTACCCAAACAGGAGAAAGAGTGGAAGATCCTGTAGCTACAGAAGAGGATAAGATTATGCAACAACAAATAGTTTCTGCCGAAAATAATTTTATGACTGCATTAAATCAAGCGGATGATTATGGTGCGTTTGTTGATCAATTAATGAGAGCTCAAGATGGTTTATACTCAACTGAGTTAATGAATCAGGATATATGGAAGAATGAAAAGATGACTCTTCCTAGTGGTAAAAAAATGACTCTAGAAGAAATGTATAGCTTTATACAAGCTCAATCAGGAGATACAGGTGCTCTTTGGAGTTTAGGTATTGGTGGTGGTGCAAAAGAATTAAGAGAACAATTTGATATTGAATCTGAAAGAAATACTGGTGTTATTGGAGTTAGACAACAACTTAGATCAATAGATAAATCAATACCTTTATTTATAGCTAAAAACTTTGGAGAGGGATCTAAAGAAGATGCTGAGTTTATGATAGAGATGTTGAAAAATTTTAAAGGTAGATACTTTGAGAATCAAACTCAATTAGTAGCTATATCTAATGTATTAACATTCAATGTTGATCCAGGAAAAGAATGGTCAGAAAAAACTGGAACAGGATTATTCTTAAGGCAAATGTCAGAATCTTTTGGTCATGCTGTACATAAAAGACATGTTCACAGTGAAGACGATATGATTAATTACTATGACGATATAGCTAATGCTTACGGAATAAAGTTAACAGATGAACAAAAGGTAGCTGGAGAAATAAGTCTAAATGATATGGTAGCTCAAGGTGTAGGGACTACACTTCCTATTATGATTGAAATGATTGCTACTATGCCTATTGCTGGTGCTGGTTTAAAAACTCTTACCAAAATACCTAAAATCAATAATGCTATGCTTGCTGCCAAAAGTACAAAAGCTGGTGCCTTTTGGTGGGACTTTAGTGAGCAAGTAGTTAAGGGTGCGGTTGCTTTTGAAATGACATCAGGTGATCAAGCTACATGGAGAATGGGTGCTGCCGAGGGTGCTACGCAGCAAACTATGGACGCATTATTTAAAAGAACTCCTGTAACTAGAGGGTTATTAACACTGTATAGAAATTTAGGTAAACCAGGCGTTAAAGTTGCTACTCTCCCTCCAAGAATACTTGCGGGTGGTGGTGCTGAGTTATTAGCTGAGTATTCAGGTGAGTTTGTTGAGAACTTAACTAATATGGGCTTTAATTGGGAAGAAGCTTTAATGGCTACAGTTGGTCACTCAAAAGATGAGAGAATAAATAAGTTGATGACTACAGCTATTATTTGTGTAGGGTTATCTACAGCTTTTACAACTTTAACAGCTAATAGTATAGAACAAAACTTTCAAGATATGCTGGACTCTGGATCTCTAAATCCTGAAGACACTAAATTGGTTGAAGAGTTCTTAGGTGTTATGGATGAATATAAAAAATCACCACAAGGGGAGCAGTTAACACTATGGGGAGATGACGATTGGAATAATATGGTTAATGAGACTCCTGATCAACTAAGTAATTTAAATGGGGGTGATGACGGAGGTGATGCTCCTGGAGGACCTACTATTACTATTGGAGAGGGTCCTGGCGGTTTGCCCACAACTCAAACAGATCGTGAGGAGGAGCCTGGTATGCCAGCATCTGGAGATAGACAACTAACTTTATTTGAGGATGAGTCAGTGAGAAGCTCTGCTGGAAACGCAAGTTCTGTTAACCCTGGAAACAGATTATTCAATGATCCTAATCCAGAAACATCACAAATAACGTCAAATTATATAAACACCAATTCCCCTCAACTAGGGATACAACATTCTGATGCTATTCCAGTTACTGAAATTAATGAGGAAAACTCTAAAAATATAGCTGACGCTTATGATGCTATGGATAATAATCCTAATGATCCAAAAGTTAAAAAAGCATACACCGCTTTAGCTAATGAAACTCAAATGCAGTATCGATCACTTGTAAATGCTGGGTATACTATTGAAGTTTACACTGGTAAAGGAGAGCCTTACGCTAATAGTGATGAAATGATAAAAGATGTTAGAGATAATAAGCATTTATATATATTTGGAACAGAAGCTGGTTTTGGTCAAGATCAAATCACAGATCAAATGAGAGAGGAAAACCCTCTATTACAACCTACAGAATTTAAAGATGTTAACGGTAACTCCCTTCTTGTTAATGATTTATTTAGAGCTGTTCACGACTTTTTTGGTCACACAGAGTTGGGTAATGGATTTGGAATTAAAGGAGAAGAAAATGCTTGGCTTAATCATTCTAGAATGTTTAGTCATGACGCTAGGAGGGCTATGACAACAGAGACTAGAGGTCAAAACTCATGGGTTAACTTTAACCAAAGTTTAAGAAGAGAGGATGGCAGTATGCCTAAGAAGGGGGATCCTGACTACGTAAGACCTCAAGATAGACCTTTTGCGGAGCAAAAAATAGGATTACTTCCTGATGAATTTGTATTTCAACAACCATCAACAACAGAAGTTTCTACAGATACAGACACTGAAGTGGTTCAAGACACTCCTTTTAAGTACAATAGAAGTAAGAAGGTTTATGAAGGAACTGTTAATGGTAAGCCATTTTTATTAATGAAGAAATATGGTAAACAGGAGTGGGTAGAATTAGCATCTAACACTACAGTGGGTAGAACTAAAAAGGAGGCTATAAAAACTATAAAGACAGCTATGCAAGGTCCTGTTAATATGGATCTAAGGGAGTCTAATGATCAAATAACAGAAGATTTAGCTGGCGTAATAGATTTAATAAATGCATCTACAAATGCTCATGATTCTGACGTTGATCCAAATGTAAAATCTCCAGAAAACACAGAAAGCCTTGTAGACAGAACAATTAGAGGTATTGACTCTGAATTAGATAGAATAAATCGAAATAAGGGCAAAAACCTGTATATGGACGTAACTATGGGTCTAGGACCAGTGGCGTGGGAACTGTTCTTAAAAACGTTAAAAGCAGGCTTAAAAGCGGGACAGAGTGTTTCCGTTGCTTTTAATAAAGCTATTGACGCTATAAAATCAGACCGATCAGTAAAACAATCTCTTAAAGAGCAAATGACTGAAAGTGGGGAGTTTACAGTTGGTGAGGCTTTTAAGGAGGTTGGTTCTGATAAGTCTATAGAAATGTTAAAGAGAAGATTTCTGTTTAGTAATGATGGGGTTGTTAAATTTGCTGAAGAAGCTATAACTAACAAAGTTACTGCACCCAAATTTCTTGAGGCTTTACAAGAGAAATATCCAGATCAGTATAACGAAATAGAAGCTAAAGAGATATATAAAATAGCTAAGTTAAGAGTTAACCCTAAAGTTGTTAGAAGTAATTACACTAAAAGTGAACTTAAACAAATAGATAACTTACAAAATAAAATAGATCAGCATAATAATGTTGATATGAAAAATGATCGTAGCTTATCAGACCCTATGCAAATATTATTTGACGGAGGATTTGTAGTTTTAAAAGATGGTAAACCTGTAATAAAAAAGCTTCCTTTTAACTTTAGTGGAGCTCCTATCTTTCAGGGGTTAAGTGAGCAGCAAAAAATAGAATTAGCTTCAGATTTACTTATTCAAGATTTTAACGCTAATAGTTCTAAAATAGATTTAAAAAAGGCTACAGGTTGGTATAGTAAAACAAAAAACTTAATACAACAGAAATTTGGTGGAAATGCACCAATATTCTTTGAGTTACTAGGAGTTACATCTCCACAAGCACCACCTCAAGTTAACTTCAGAAAATCTATTGAAGTTTTAAAATCTTACTCAGAGGGTAAGTTTGATGAGTCTTTACAGATATATGACAATAAGGTTAAAGCTATAATGGCTCAGTATGATCAAGGTGTTTTTGGTACAGGTAAAAAAGCTTTATTTAAAGCTAAAGAGCTTATAAGACAAGCTTCTTCTGATAAAGATGTTGTATCTGCTATAAAAAAGAAAAACGGAAAATCATTCGGTCTTCCAGTAGTTACTTCAGGTATTGTCAGGGTTTTATATGGTAATTGGTTATCTAATAATCCAGCTAATAAAACAGGACAGTTTTACAACAACTTATCCTTAAGAGATAGAAGTGCTACTATTGATGTTTGGGCTGCTAGAAATATGAGAAGAATATTATATTCTCAAGGGGGGTTTGTGCCATTTAGAAGAAGACAGTCTCAAGAAACAACAGTAGGAAATAAAGATTTTGCTTTTGCACAAAGTGTATATGCTATAGCTGCCAAGAAGTTGAACTTAAACCCTGACGATCTACAGGCTGCTATGTGGTTTATAGAAAAACAAATATATGACGAGTCTGGTTTTAGTGGAGCCGACAGAACTGGTACAGCTAAAGATCAAGCAACTATGACGAATGCTGTTAAATCTGCTGAGATAACAGATAGAGTTATGATAGGTGCTAGCACATTTATAGGTAACACAAGTCCAGATCAAAAAAGAAGAATATATAGTGCTGCGGCTAGAGCTATTCAAAAGGCTTTAGAAAGAAATGCTACCGATGAAGAAATTTCTGCTGTGATAGCGGCAACCATGCAAGGTTCTGTAAGGATGGATCAAGCACTTCAAAACTTAGATGCTATAGTTGCTCAGTTAGGTGCTATGGGAAGACCATACCAGTCAGAAGGTATATATATGAATCAAGTAGAAGATACTATAAATTTAGAAATGTTAGTTGATGCAGGAACAGATTTATCCCCTTTATTTGATGAGTTGTTAACTACAGCTATTAACAATGAACAAGAGTCTGTGTTCGCATCTAAAGTAACAACAGAACAAGATCCTAACGCTAGACCTTTTAGAAGAATAGAGTTTGATTCTCCTATGACTCTGACTGATGCTAGAATGTTTGCTAATGAGCATTTTGGTCCTAATGGTGTTGAGGGAATGACTGTAAATTACAATCAAAAAGGAGAAGTTATAGGTTTATCAATGCAGTTTATTCCTGAATATTTAATGAAGCCTATGGGAGAGGGGTTAACAGTAGGTAATGTTAAGGATTTTGAATCTAAATGGGTGGAAGGTGCAGATAAAGCTATAAAAGAAATACAAGAAAAATACGGTGAAGATATTTTTAATACCGTAGAAAATGGATATATTAACACAAAAGTTTTTACAAATGGGGAATACGAAACAACTACAAGACAAGAAAAGTCGTTTGAAACAGACATCAATAGAGAGCTTGCCAGAAGGCAAAGAGCTATTAATAGCGGGGACAACGCCCAGGACATCTCAGATCTCAGAACAGGAGATGAGTATTCTAGCAGAAGCGTTCAGCGTTTTCAAATCTTAATAGACTTTGCAGATAAACTAGATCAGATATATAAAGATTTAGGTGGAAATGCTTACGCAGATCCGTTTATGTCTATACCTATTATTAGGGCGGCTATTAAAACAGCTTCTGTTGTTCTTAGGGCTACTTCTAGTGTAGCTAAAGCTGTAGATGCAGCTATAGATTATATAAAAAAGGCTCAAAAGGATGGGGATAATTTTATACCAGACCAAGAGGCTGAGATAAGAGAATTATTTAAAAACTTTATATCTGAGCAAGAAGGATTATTTAACCCTAAAGAACCTGGTGTCTCTGGTGAAACTGAATTAACAGAAGAGGAAGCGGCTAAACTTGAAGAGGAGGAGGTTAGATTAAAAGAGATGAGAGAAAGACAAACTCTTGAAATGATTAATGCTATAAATTCTGATATAGACCTAGAGGGGTGGACGGATTCAGATTACACAGAAACTTTAGAAGAATTACAGAAGGATCAAGATGCAGCATTCTCTAGAGGTAAAGATAATTTCTTTGGAAGGTTATCAGATTTTATGAGGTTTTTAGATGAGTCGTATGTTAAGTTAAAAGAACAAACAGTAGACACTAAATTTAGAATAAAAAGATCTATTAGAAATATAGGTAAAGATATGAATTTGGGAGAAACTGCTTCGAATGCACTTGCCTCTATAACTTTATGGTTAACAGTTCCAGGAACAGCTAAGGAACTTATAGATCAAGCAAATAAAAGAATATGGGGAGCTTTATCTTCTGCTCAAATAAAACTGGTAGGTCAACTATCTACACTTGAAAGAATAATAGAGCTTGATAATTTATCTGATGCTCAAAAATCAGCAGCTGACGTTATTATTAAGAATTTAAATACTCTGTCTAAAAAGCTTGGTAAAGCTAAAACAAAAGAAGAAAAAGCCGCTATAAAGGAAGCGATAAAACAAGCCGAGGGTCAATTAGATAATATATATAAAGACAACTCTAAAATCAATATTAAGAAAAATGAGGATGGATCAGGTTATTATTTAGAATATCTTACTAAAGATAAGAGTGGTAAGGATATTTCTATTAAAATTAAACCTGGAATGAAATCAATGGTAGACCCAACTACTAAGAAAAAGGTTTGGCCTTGGAGAATGAAACATCCAGATGTTAAAAACCCTAAAGGTGAGGGTAGAATTATGATGAACAAGGAGCTTGCTCAAGGTATGATTGATAACATGAAAAAAAGACTTGGTAATGATTTTAAGGTTATTAGAGAAACTACAGATAAACTTTTTGAAGAATATTCTAATGAGCTAAAAAGAAATTTTGAAGCGGGATTAATAGATGAAGCAACTTATAATGAACTTAAAAACTTAAAATATAATCCAAGAAAATTTGTTGACTATGTAATATTTGCAGAAAGAAATTTAAATGAACAAAGAAAATCAGGTCGGTCAGACAAAGGTGATCACTTAGAGTCTCCGTTAAAAATGTTAAAGCAGGGTAGTGATAGTGTTTTATACATGGATCCAGTTAAGTTATTGCAGAACACGATAGCTACAGGAGCTAAGTTAAGAGCTGAGAATGAAGTTAGAAAAGGTATATATAATATAATATCTGAAGTAACTAAAAAAGGATTTGAGTATATTAATGGTCTTCAAATGTCTATAGAAGATATAGGGTATATATTAAAAGATGGGGAAAAAGTAAAACCTGGATATGTTGAAATGAGCTATAACGAAGGGGGTAAGAAAATTAGGTTTGCTATGAAGAATGCAGCTTATCAAAGTTTATTTGCTCACCCTAGAGAAATGGTTCCTGCTGGCGATAAGCTTAAATTACTTACTGCACCTTTAAGGTGGAGTGGTAGTGCACTTAAAGTATTCGCTACTGGTGTTGGTGCACCATTTTTCTTTGTTGCTAACATATTTTATGATTTCGCTCAGCAAGTTATGTTTACAGACACTTATAATGGCATGGCCACCAATCCTGTACCTTTCCTAGGTTTAGGTTCTAAATTTGGGGTGGCATTTGTTGATTGGGCTTCTGTAATGTATGATGCAGCTACAAATGGTCCACTTAGTCAAGAGTATAAGATGCTTGGAGGATCTTTAGAGTTTTTAACTAGATATGGATTAATGGATTATTCATCTGATTTAGCTATAGACGAAGTGGCGTTAACAAAAAGAGCAAGGGAGATAATATCAGACCCTGAAAACACTCTCAATGAAGAGCAAGCTAGAGAAAAGGCAGCTAGAGAACAAATGTCTAAGTTGTATGGTGATGACGCTCCTTACACAAACCCTAATACAAAAAGTGGATGGGATACAATTAAAAATGTTTTTGCATCTATGAACTCAACTTCTGAAATGACAGGTAGACTTGCTAATACTAGAAGGTGGATTAAAAAATACACACAAGAATATAAAGAAAAAAATGATGGACAAGAGCCTACTGGTCAGGACCTTATAAATATTAAAAAAAGAGCTGTGGCTAATGCAGTTGACTACGCTAACTTTAACAATGGAGGTAAAGCAATTAAGTTTATTGATTCTTTAGGTTTTGCTTACCTTAATGCTGCGGCACAAGTGTTTGATAAGAGTGTTAGGTATGTTAGTGAAAACCCTAAGCAATTTATTTGGGATACAGCACAATGGGCTTCAGTTTTTGGTCTTGGTTTAATGGCTATGAACTTACAACATTTTGATATCTTAGATGAAGATGAAGAAAAAAGATTACAAGATAATTTAGATAAGGCTGTAGCAAGTGGAAATAGGGAATTAGAGAAAAAGATAAGAGAAAAACTATATAAAAATAGAAGATACTATATAAATCATATTAGCCCTTATGATCGAGAAAATTACCACTGTATAATATTACCTGGTAAAGTTACAGATATAGTTAGTCAAGAAAAGGAAGTGGCTCTACAAGAGCAATTAAAAATAGCTGAAAGCATGCAGATTGGAGAAGAAAGAGATGCAAGGATAGCTGAAATAAAAAATCAGTTGTCTGACAATAGGATTGTGACTCCTAGATATTTAAAGATACCTAGTGATGCTAGATTAAATGTTTTTAGATTGCCTTTGGAAGGGTTAGCGTTTAAACACATAACAGGTAGTGATTACTTTATTCAGTCTAAAGATTTTGCATCATATACTCCTTGGGGTAGAGGTGATGAGAAAAATTCTTACGGTAGAATACTACAGAAAGCTATACCAGCTGGTGGAGGTAACCCTAGGGATCTGGTATCAACAAACCCTCTTTTAAATGTATCTTTAAAAGTTTTAGGTAACTATGATGCTTTTTACAATAGACCTGTATGGAATGATTACAATGAGGCAGCTAGTGGATATACTCAATATGAGGGTGATTATGATAAATATGAAGATAGGTGGTTAAGGGATTTATCTAATAGATTTGATAAAATGGGTTTAAAAGAAGGAGGTTTCGGTGTTACAACTGCAAAGTCAGCATTAGGCTCTATGCTCACTAATATGGATAGAAGTCCATGGAACGCTGTGGTTAATCATAGTTATGTGGCTGCCACTGGAGGTTTAAGTGAGTATGAAAAAGAGAAGTACGGTAATCAAATGAATTTATTTTTAAATGACATTTTTGGTCCAGTAACAAAAAGATATATTGGAGAAATTGATCTTCTTAAAAATCAAAAAACACAATTACAAGCTGAAGCTGACCACATAAGAGAAACAGAGGAGAGGTTCCAGGCTAACTTAAATTTAGCTTATAAGGCGGCATCTGAAAAATTTTCTTTAAGAAAAGATCCTAACTCAGGTGCTATGGTAGATGTGGATGGTAAAAAATTGCGTTTTAGTAATGATGCTAGAGATGATTATTATTTTTTAATGCAAGATGTTATAGCTGAAACTCATAGACAGATTGAAGGTAGGCTTGGTAATGATCCAGTGATAGATCAAAAATTATGGAATAGGGATCAGGTAGATCTCAGAATAGCTAGAAAAATTATGATGGATTGGAATTTTGGGGAATACGAATCTGATCTTCAACAAGCTATTATGGATTTTAAGCAGGGTAAAAAGATGACATCAGCGTTTATAATTTATGAGGCTCAAAAAGAGGCTCTAGGTAATACGACTAGATACGAAACTATAGAAAAATTATTTACTGAAGAGGGTATATTAACAGATCCTCAAATTCAATATATGATGACGGTATGGGCGAGAGAAGATGATAAAAAAACACAGTAATAGAGGTAGTAATTAAAAAAATAACTATATTTACAAAATGAAAAAGGACATAAGTAAAATACTTTATATAATAATGATGATAGTGGTGTTTGGAATATCCACTGCTCTTGGTCAAGGAGACTTTTTTAAATATTCAACTTTTTATACTTCAATGACAATGAACACTCCTTTTGTTGAGAGAGGTGATTATATTGCTATTGATAAAGGTTATGAGGATGTAACCCAAGTCCATCCATATGATTATAATTTAACTATAGGCTTGCGTAAAATAGCAAGATTTGATTATGAGTACAAAGTTAAAACATGGTATTATGGCACTGAAAAAGCTGTTGCAGACAATGTTACTATTGGTAATGCTACTGGTTGGGAGTATTTACTTAATTATTCATTTATACGTAATCGTGGGGATAAATATACTGAGCAAAATTTCTGGCTTAGATACCTTGGAAATAGATGCGTGACAAAAGTTCAATATAAAGATAATCAGAGGGTTAATTTAAGATATAACTCATTTGATACAAGATTTAGAATTAATAAAGGAAATTGGGACTTCACAATAGGTGGAGTTTTTCGTATGCATCCAGTTTATGGTGTAACCCCTATAGAAGATTTCTGGGTACCTGGCGAGTCTACATTTCAACAGTTGGCTCAAGACTTTGGGTTTGCTCCAGAACAATGGGTTCAAGGTTTTTATGTGAATCAAAATTGGTACGATGTTAGTGGTGGAGACTCCGTTTTAGTTGCTACCTCGAATGATGAGTTCTTCAACCACTACTTCGGAGACGCAGTAGAAAGATACAACGAAAGAGAACTTGAAAAGCTTGGAATGCAAAAAGAATTAAGTGCTGTTGTTGGAATAGCATATTATAAATACACTCCTAAATTTTGGCTACACATGTGGGCTAATTGTATGCCTTTTCATTATGGAATGGATGAGTATTCGTTTGAGTATGGAAGAGAGGAGTGGGATAATATAGAATGGGATGCAGGCATGGTATTTGGATCTCGTATAACAAAACATTTAGGTATGTTTATAGAAGGAACCCATATGAGATACTGGATGAAACCAGTTTATGAAGTGAAGTTTGGGTTTAATTATTTGTTCTTTTAATTATGAAAAAACTGAATTGGTCAGGTTTTAAATGGAGGTGTCAAGAACCTTGGGGTAAAATACACCCTGATAAATCTTGGAACCATTATGATGAGTCCGCTGTTGAAATTGATGAAGAAGGTGTAATTCACTTAAAGACACAATTTAACCCAGTAACAATTAAACATAATGGTGTAGATTATAAATCTAACTATGGTGTGGGACTTATATCATCTATTAAGAAATTTCATTTTGGATATTTTGAGATAGAAGCTAAGCTGCCTACGGGATATGCTTTGTGGCCAGCATTTTGGATGTATGGATCACCTTGGCCCCCAGAGATAGATATTTTCGAGGGTTATACTGGTAATAGACAAGATTACTTACATTTTAATATACATAATCCATTAGCCTACAATAAAGTGGAGTCTTGCATACACTACGGTAATATTTCAGAAGGGACCAAAACTAATCTTCCTGCACGTGCTGGAATGATGTTTAAAGATCCTAGAAAGCATTTTATAAAATATGGATGCAACTGGAGAAAAGATATAATTGAAATGTATTATGATGGAAGACTTGTTAGAACAATTAAAAACAAAGAGGTTTTGAAAGAAATGGATAAACCACAAATGGTTGTTATAAACAATCATTTAACAGAAAAAGGATTAGATAAAGTTGGAAAACAAAGTTCCGACTTTCAAGTTAAATATTTTAGTTATGATAAATAAAATAGATATGAAGAAATTATTAATAATATTATTTGCTTTTATAGGCTCGTTTATTAATGCTCAGGGTTACGATTTCCAGCAATTATGTTTAGATTGCGTAGAACAAAATGGTTTTTTCTGTGGTGATGACCCCGCTAATTGGACTCAGTACGCACCGAATGGATGTGTTCCCAATGGAGAAGGTGGACTTTTTTATATTAATGATGGATGGGAAGATTGCGTTGATGGAAGTGATGAGAACGGTGCAGAACCTACTCCCCCTGAAGAATGTGGACCACCACCTCAAGAATGTGATACTGTATATGTAGATGTTCCAGTAATAGAATACGTAACAGAATATATAACAGAATATGACACAATAATAGAATATGAAACTGTAATTGAAACAGAATATATATATGTTACTGACACTGTGTATGCAGACGTATTAGACACTATGTATATAGATGTGATAGAATATGTTGAAATATTTGTTATTGATACATTAATAGAATTTATAGAAATTCCTGTGACAGAATATGTTGATTGTGTAACAGGTTTACCATGTAATACTGGTATGCAGGAGATTATAGAAAAATCTATTAACACTGGTTTAATATATGATTTAAACGGTAAAGCTATAAGACAACCAGAAGGTCTTTATATAGAAGGTGGTAAAATAAAATACTTATTAAGATGAAAATAAATAAAAAATATCAAGGAGGAGGAATTAATAAAAAAAGAATGGGTGATCATTCCCAAATGTTGGTTAATCCTGAGCCATTAATCCCTGAAGTGGGTAGTAAGGGGGACACTCGATTAAGAACTATGAAGCATGGAGGTAAAATGAAATATGATGAGGGAGGTAAAAGTAAAGAAACTTTTTCAGGACATATATATGACAGTTTAGAGGAAGCTAATGAAGCTTTAAAAGATGGGTCTTATAAAAAGAATGCTAGCAAAGATGAAAGAAGAAATAACAAATATGTTATAAATTTCAAAGGAGATGATGGTAAAATACATAAAAAAACATTTCGACCTTATAATGATGGGGGTATGATGAATGTAAAGTATGGTCATGGAGGCAAAACTACAATGGCGTTTTTACAAGATGGAGGTAAGCCTGAATTAGATGAGTTTGGAAATGAAACAGAAGGATTTGATGAAGATAAATATCAGTTATATAAAAAAACGGTAGCAAAATTAGATGAGTTTGGAAATGAAACAGAAGGGAAAAAATATAGCAGTAAAGGTTTAAAGGAAATGCATATGAAGGGAGAAGCAACAGATGTAGGTAAGGTAAAAAAAGAATCAGACTCTCCAGTCTATGGTGGAAATCAACCTCAAAATGATGAACCAAAATTTGATCCAGGTGTAGATAGACAAACAACAGAAGAAGCTGGTAATCCAACAAAAAATCTAATAACAGAAAACCCAAGTGGAGATAAGTGGTTAGGAGATAAGAGGCCACCTATGTATGGTGCTTCTGAAGAACACATTCCTTTTTTAACTACAGTTTATGAAATGATGGACGCTGGTGAAAACATGGATCAAATGTATCATAGTCAAGAGTATCTTAGACCTTACATTAAATACATTATAGCTGGACAAAATGAAACTGTTCTACCTAGTTTAGAAAATGCTGAAGGATCAAAAAATAAAAAGGAGGAAGGAAAAGGTAAATTACCTGCTTTTATGCAAAATATGAGTAAGGATGAGATAATGAACGTTTTAAAGGAAAGTTTTGGAGGAGTTAGACAAATGAAAGAATAATGAATATATTTAAAAACAATAACGATTGGAACGAGAAGGCTATAGTTGGTTTTATAGCTTTTATAATTATGTGTATAATAATGGTCGCTGATCTAGTTACTGGCTGGGTTGGAAAAGATCTCGTCATAAATAAATTCGTATACGACAGCTTTGTATGGTGTGTACTGGGTTGCTTTGGGATTAGTGGCGTAGAAAAATTTGCTAAGAAATGAGTTTATATGCTAATATAAATAAGAGAAAAAAGGCTGGGACAAGTAGATCTAAAAAAGATTCTACGATAAGTCCAGAGGCTTATGCTGATATGAAAGCTGGATTCCCTAAAGCTAAGAAGGGTGCTAAAACAGCAGCTTGGACTAGAAAAGAGGGTAAAAATCCTACTGGAGGATTAAACAAAAAAGGAAGAGACTCTTATAAAAGAGAGAATCCTGGAAGTAAATTAGCTGCTCCTGTAACTGGGAAGGTTAAGAAGGGTAGTAAAGCTGCTAAGAGACGTAAGTCTTTTTGTGCTAGAATGGGTGGAATGAAGGGCCCAATGAAGGATAGTAAAGGTAGGCCAACAAGAAAAGCTTTAGCACTTAGAAAATGGAAATGTAGAGTTAACAAAAAAAAGAAATAATCATGAAAGAAATATCAGAAGATTCTAAATTTGAGGTTAGTCTAAAAACATTAGGCGGTATAGCTTTTTTAATAGCTACATTAGTTGGTATGTGGTTTACACTACAAGCTGATATTGATGAGGCTAAACTATTGCCAGAACCACCAGAACCAGAAGTTACAAAAATGGAGTTCGATATGAAGGATAAAATGATACGCCAGACCATTCTCTCAACTCAAGAGGATGTTACTGAAATAAAAGAAGATATAAAGTATCTTAGAGACAAGATAGATAAAATGCAATAATATGAAATACTTAGATTTAAAATTGTTACTATTCCTTTTGTTTCTTGTTTTTATAAGTATAAAAGCATCTTCTCAAGAATTTATTACTAAAGATAATTTCAAACAAAAGATAGCAAAAGATATAGTAGCTGTAGAATTTTGGGTTTCCTGGAACTCTTCTAATGAGTTTGTTGATCTTTCTGATTTAAATGATTGTTCAAAATATAGAGTTGATATAGCTAAATATCCAGAGATTCAAAAAGAATACGAAGTGACCTGCATACCTACTGTTATTATATTTGAAAGTGGAGAGGAAAAAGAGAGATTTAAAGCTAATATAATGTTTGAGCTTGAGGCTGACAAGAAAGAAGTTCAAGAAAGTATTGATCAAATCATGATCGCAAAATTCAATTAATATGTATACTTATAAAGCGAAATGTATTAGAGTCATTGATGGCGATACTATTGATGCGGATATAGATTTAGGTTTTGATATAACTATTCGTAAAAGAATAAGACTTTCAGGTATAGATACTCCAGAGAGTAGAACTAGAGATTTAGAAGAAAAGAAGCGTGGTTTAGCCTCTAAAGATAGACTGATAGAGATACTAGATATGGGAAGTTTGGTTATTGAAAGCAAAGATGTTGGTAAGTTTGGTAGAGTTTTGGCTATATTACATATATATCCTGAAAATTTAGACTTACCTTTGAATGTAAATAACACCTTAGTTAAAGAGGGTTACGCTGTTGAATACAATGGTGGAAAAAGATAATAACAAATAAAATAAAAAAATATGATTAATTGGATTAACTCCTGGACTTCAGGAAATAAAAAAGATAAATACGAATTAACATTTAGAATAAGTACACTTACTATATTTGAATTAATGTTTTGCCCTTGCTTGGTTTGTGAGAATAAAAAAGGCAGTTGCAAAAGATTTAGATTTATGATCTTGAACTTTGGTTTTGAGATATAAAATGATTATATTTGGTAAAAAATTAGTTAACAATTTAAAATAAAAATAGATGGCGACAACAACTGCACAACTTACTTTATCGTCTAGCGACTTAACGTCAGATGCTTTAAGCTTAACAACAACAGCCACTTTGTATGATACTGGTACAACAACTGGTATTAGTCAAACTACTGGTATTGGTAGAAAAACAACTACAGCAACTGCTGCTGTTACTTTGTTTGATGGGACTCCAGCTACAACTTATGGTCAAAATAAAGCTCATAAAGTATATCTTAAAAACTGTTCTACAACTAGATCAGAATATATTACTGTTACTATTAATGGTGAAGAGATGGGTAGACTATACGCTGGAGACTGGATGTTTATGCCTTGGAGTGCTCACGATGATAACAATGACATTGTGTATACACCAAGTGTAGCAACAAGCTTGACTGTAGAGTACATGATGTTTATTTCTGCGTAAATGAAACTTGAGGTAATAAGATTCTCTAGTGAAGCTGATTCTACTAATGGTCTTTTATTTTCTGTAGAGGACGAGAAGAGAAACTTCTTATGCTACACTTTGGAAGATGAACAAAGAGACGTTAAAGAATATGGAGAAACTAGAATACCTGCGGGTACTTATAAACTGGGTCTTAGGACTGTTGGTGGGTATCATAAAAAGTATTCTTTTCGCTTTGCTGATATTCATATTGGTATGCTCCACGTTCTTAACGTTCCTGGTTTTGAGTATATACTTATTCATTGTGGAAATACTGATGAAGACACCGCTGGGTGTTTACTTGTGGGGGACTCCCAGGAAAATAATCAAATCAAGAAGAACGGTTTTGTAGGGTCCTCAACAAGAGCTTACATGCGTATATATCCCAAGATAGCACAAGCTATTAAAGATGGAGAGGATGTTACCATAACCTATTACGATCATGATTGTTAATAAAATTTCTTAAATAAATTTAGAAAAACTGAACAAATATTTGTATATTGGATGTGTGTTACACATTCGTGTTTACATAGTTTTAGTTTTAAGTTTCGATAAGCCCATCTCTCCGATGGGTTTATTGTTTTATAGCTTAGACTTTATTGAGTTTATTTTACTTTGAATTTCCATAGCTTTAGACTCTGACTTAGTTCTCTTCATACGTTTACGAAGAATGTTAAGCAGGGTTAACTTTTCCCTCCAAGCTTTTTTTTTAGAATTAGCCTTTCCCATTTTCCTCAGCAGATGGAGTAAAAACTCCTTCGTCAATATTTATAGTGCCAGCACCATATTTTTTATTCATTTTGTCCATTAACTTTTTGCCTTTAGTTTGATTACCTTTGAATTTAGCTACTAAGTCATCTTCCATTTTTCTCATATGATCCATCTGAGCCTCCATTAAAATGAGATCTGTTTTAATTTTCCCTAAATCAACTGTTATTTGATTTTTCTCATTAGAGATTTCTTTTATCTCCTTAATTTCTTTTTCTTCTAATTTTTTTGTTTCCATTTTATTTACTTTTATTTTTATTAATACTTTTTATTTTCTCAAATGATCTACCAGCGAAGTACGCTGAGTATACTACAAGTAGGAGCTGAGTATAAATTGGACCGTACATTGGGTTCATTTTAAAGTTTCCTACATTACCATCAAAGAAAGACATTACTACTAGCATAACAGTTAAGAAGGCTAAAGTTAAAGGTCTAATATTAGCTGGTAACCATCCAGCTTTAGCATCAGCCTCCCATCTTCTAGTAACTTGTTCCTGAGCATTCATTTCAGACTTAGCAATAAGCTCCTTCATTTTCAATTTCAGGGATAGCTTTTCCTCTTTTGTTGTAACTACCTCATCTATGATGTTTGATGCATTACCTATTAAGCTTTTAAATATGTCTCCTAGAATCATTGTGTTTTTCTTTTCTTGTATATTTCTTCTTATTCCTATACGGTTTAGATCTAATGTCCATTCCGTTTTTTTCTGCTTCCAACTGGGACTCTCTTCTTATTTTTTTGTTCAACCTTTCTTTGTCTTCCTTTGAAATCATTGTTTTTTAATTTAAGCTTTTCAACAACCTCCATTATCTGCTTCTGTGTCCCTGGCATGTAAAGATCGTAACTTTTTTTCTGTTTTGCAAGCATGTTCTTGAATAATTTCCATCTCAAATTAAAAGCTTCTGTCCTTAAACCTTTACATTCTATGATCCATCCTTGCTCAAGGTTAGTGAAGTCGGGCAGGTATGTTGCTTGTGATATATTCTCAGAAGACTTTATAAAAACACTCTTCCCCTTCTTCTTTTTCTTTTCAATACATTCGCCTTTATATTTAAATTTATCTATCAGCACAAATCTATCTTCCTCATATTTAAAAGGTATGCCAGCCACTTTAAGGCACTGGTATGTAAACTTCTCTAACTTTGATTTAAATTTAACGCCATTAAATGTAGTGGCTGTGGCATTCCTTACTTTTTTATTATATTTCTTTTTTCTTTTCATTATTTTTCCATTATATAATCACCGTCTCTTGATGACTCCGTATTGTTATCATATTCAGATATTTTAATTATATTTCTAAATTCTATTAATTTTTTATACTCAATGAAATCATATTCATTTTCATAAAAATAATACAAACCTTTTATATCTGGTCCAACACATATTTTACTTCCATTATTTAGCAAGTAAGTGTAATAGTCCGCAAAAAAACCTATATCTATCCAAGATTGATAAACACCTATTTTATTTTCTGGATATATTCTTATACCATTATTGGTAATATTTATATATGATGATGTCTCCATTTTAACCGTATTATATTTCGTGTAATTTTCTACATCAGAACTGTAAATATCATCAGAATAATATAATCCGTTTTCAATCTGTGCAAACAACTGACCTGTCAGTATGAATGCTATAAAAATCAATTTCTTCATAGTTAATAATTTTTGGTTAATATATATCGTTGCTCATACCAACTGGCAGTGAGTTTAAAACTTTTTCTATTTTTATTTCTATATCTTTTTTATTCTTCTTTTTAATTTCAAATTCTATTTTATGTATAGATCTTTCACAGTTTTGTAAACCTTCAACTGTATTTTCTGTAAAAACATTATGTATTATTATTTTATTTACATTTTTACTAGCAACCATTTTACCAATTTTATTTCTATTAATATTCCTGTAAGAACATTCTACATCTAATAGATATATTTGTTTTTTCATTTTAATCTAAACTCAATGTTTCTACTTTATTTGTGGTTTCTATCCAAACTTTAGCCCCGCAACCTAGCGGTTTATTTGGTCTGTAAACCACCCTTGCCGCCTCTTTATTATCTTGTCCATATATTATTACTTCATGAGCATAAGTATTATCCTTATATGTTTTACAGGTTATAACAGGATTGTTTTCACCATGTTTAGTATTGCTTTTTATTTTATGTTGATTAACATGTATAACTTTCTTCATACTTGTATTTTTTATTCTAAATCTTTTCTAGTTATCCATTCTTGCTCTGAGGTATATCTAGTTTGTTGTGCCCATAAACTATGTGTTTGACTTACCGTATCTAAAGGACAGCTCATTTGATAATCTAAATATCTACCAGATCTTCTATCATACTTCAAAGACTCCTCGCCTGGAACCCCTACAAGTTTCTGAAACTTAACTTTTTGAACACTAAAAGCAACAGATGTATTGTTAATATCCATTGAGTCATCTCTATGTATACAGATAACGTTATCCGCCTTATTAAACCAATTCTGACTACCACTAATATCATAAGCTGTAGGCTTTTTGTATCCCCCAGAATCATCTCTATCCATTTTTCTTGGATGTGCTATAATTATAAATTTAAGATCATTTACCTGCTCAAACCTTCTTATCTGAGTGAGGCATTCTCCTATGTAAGTTGTTTCATCTTTGCCCTGAAACTTATGATCCAACTGATTAAATGGATCTAGTAGACAGCCTTTTATACCATGTCTTAGCACTAAATGTTTAAACTTAGATAATATATTGTCAAGACTAAAATCGTCTTCAGGATATATAGCATAAAAATGATTATGTAAAAAGTCTATAGCTTTCTCGTATTCATATATACTCATCCTATCTTGCACATCCACATCAGATGTATTCCCTATATACATTTCAGCTAGAGTGTCGAACAGGTCTCCCACAGGATAGTTTTCTGGAGAAAATATTCCCCATTTCCATCCGTATAAAACAGAAGCATTTAACATTATTTGCATAGCCATCATTGTCTTACCTGAGCCTGGGATCCCTGTCCACACATCTAACTCTGAAGTTCTGAGGGTATAGTGGTTGTCTAGCACTTGATATCCTGTAGTTAATCCTTTCTTTTTACCGTTATTAAATACATCTATCATGTAATCTTGCTCAGATTTAACAGTAAAAATACCATCCACTGGATATGGCTCAGCATCCTTCAATACTTTTTCTAAAGCTAATACACCTTGATCTACAAGCATTTGATTAGCATCTTTTATTTCATCTGGAAACTTAACAATAAAACATCTCTCTCTCCCTATCCTTCTGCTAAGTTCTTCTAGTAAAACTCTACCATTTGCATCATTGTCTGAACATATATATATCTTTTCCATTTCTTGAAAATATTCCCAGCAATTATCAAGGTAAGAGAATTTATTATCGTAGTTTTTAGTTCCAGGGTTTGGTGCCCCATCAGGAACAGACACACAATTCTCTATACCTATTTCATTTAAGGACAGTTTATCCATCTCTCCTTCTACTATATATACTTCTTTTTGATCTTTTATATCATCTAGTCCATAGAATATTTTCTCAGCGTCTTTATGTTGCTTAAAGTTCTTTTCCCCATCTCTATATTTTACATTCACAAGTTCTCCATCTCTAAAGTAATTAAAGCATATTACATTTCTATTTGAAGATACTTGTGGCATATATTCTTTCTTTTGTGTTATTTTATTTTTTAACAATACTCTTTGAGATATACCTCTAGATCTGAACCAGTTTACCATTTCATCTGATAAATCAGTTGAGTTTGTCATTTCAGGTCTAGAGTATTCTACATCCTTTTGTTTTTCGTATGTTTTATATTGATTAATAATACCACTATCTCCGCAGTGATGACACAGGTACGCTCCATTTTCCGCATTTATAGCTAGACATTTTTCTTTAGACTTCTTGCGATCATCAGAACAATTATAGCATATATATCTTACTTCTCCCTGTGTTTTATTAATCTGTATTCTATCATTATTTAGGCTCATTTAAATAAGTCGTTTACATTAAATTCTTGTTTCTTCTTTTCTTCTTCCTTTACCTTTTCATCCTTCCAATATTCTCCATTCAACCAAGTAAGTGGGTTCTTTCTAAATTTTGGATCAGGAGTTTCTTTTATGTATGGTGGTACAGATTCTAAAATTGTCTGCATTGTACTCATATTGTATTTTAAAAACTTATCCTGACACTTCTGCATTCCTGTTTTTTTATCATATAAATTCCAAAATGCCTTAAACATAGCTATCTTTATTTCTCTATCCTCTGTTTTTTCTATACTTGACTTCACTATCATCAAGTCTTTACTTTTAAAATGTTTATTTAGGTTTTGAAATATTCTGCTACATTCCTCTTCTGTATCATATATAATATCTAAAGGTTTATCGTGATTTTTTCTTATTATATACAAGACTCTTCCTTCACAAGAAAATCCTGCAACAGAATTACTATCAATAGATGTGTGTTCAGATATTTTTAGATACATAGTTTAGTTTTTATATAGAGGAGGTATACCCCCGTAAACCCCCTCCATAAGTGTTAAATTAAAACGGTAAAGCTTCCTCTTTCTTCTCCGTAGAGTTAGTCTGAGGTTCAGGCTTAAACGTATTTATTTTAACATAGTGAGTTTTACCATACTCGTTAGCACCATCTCTGTTTGCTCCCATAGTAAGGTTAACATACTTCTTACCGTTATACTCATACACATGATCTTTCAATTTAGCTAGATCTAATGAAAAGTTAACAAGTGATCTTCCTTCTTCGAAGACTTTCTCTGTACCGCTTCCGCAGTAAATGTTTTCGGATTTCTCCATAATAAAATAATTTTAGTTAGTTAATTAATTAATAAACTTCTCTAAAGCTTCCATTCTACTCTCTATTGTTAAGAGTTTATAATGAAAAGACTTTAAAGTTCCTTCGGTATTTCCGAAGTCAACACCAGTTTCGTGTGGATCATCTATTTTTAAATCATCCACAACAATTTGATATTTTTCTTTATAGTTTTCATCCCACTTAAGGTCAACACTATGCATGTTAAGTGCATGCATTACAGAAGTGTGATTACGATAACCTACCCTTTCAGCTATTTCCTCTAGCCTGTAGTCCAACTTAGTATACATCATATAACACAACACATTTCTAGGTTGCACAAATCTTCTTTTCCTACCGCCACTAGCCATTATCTGGTTAGGCTTAACTTTAAATATTTCACTTATTAAAAGAAGTGTGTTGCTAAATGATTTATCTCTAAAGCTATTCTTTAATGTTAAATAATTCTCCAAAAGTGTACTCATAGTTTTGTTTGTTTAAGTGTTCTACTATAGTCTTACCGTCTCCCACAGAAAATAAATCTGGATTTTTAAGATACTTTCTGACTGTTGGTATAGATAATCCTGTTATCTCTCCAACTTTGTTTTTTGTTATTTTATTCTGTTTTAATGTTCTAAATAATTTACTCATAGTTTTTATTTTTTATAATGTTCCTGTATATACATGTTCATATGGATCAAAAAGGTTTTGAATAAAGTATAAGCTATACATATCCAGTAGTCTTTTATATTTCATTCTACCTTCATCTATAAATTCTTCGCTACAATTATATATAGCCATGTTATATGGAGCCGACTTTTCTATAACTATAAACCAAAACTGGTCCACATTAAAGCCATCTAAATAAAAAGCGGCTTGTCTATCGTATCCATATTTATATGCTGACTTTCTAAATCCATCAGGACTAGAGTCTTGAGTTGTTTTTATATCTACAAGAATATTCCTATCCTTATTCCAGTAGTCAGCTTTCCCTTTGCAAGGTATTTTACTATCTAGATCATTCCATACATTAACTTGTTCAGCTATACCGCCAGACAATAATTCCATAGCTTCAACAGAAGATGTTAACTTCTTTCTCATACCAGATAAAGATTCATCCTCATCATGGGAAAGTATTGTCATACCCTCATGTAGGGTTAAAAACTTTTGATACTCCTCTTTACCAGCCTTAGTTCTTTTATTTACATCAGGTTCAACCACAACTTCTTTTTTGTACTTATCATGCTCAAGCATACACATATGAAATGCTTTACCAAAATTAAGTGCTTTAGTTATAGGTCGATCACTGGGATTATCCCTGTAATGTTGATAGGTGGCTGGGCTCCGTTTAATTAATCCTAATTGTGAGTTAGTCACAAAAGAATAGTCGCTGTAGTATACCTCATCAGAGGTAAACTTTTTTATTATTTCATCCATAATTATTATGCTGTTTCGTTAATAGCTTTAGTTATCGCATCTTTCTGAGCCTTAGTCATATCATATTTATTCATATGCTCAACAACAAGATCCTTATTACCATCTTTGATAGACTTCATCATAGCTTGATAAATTTCTATAGTCATCTTCTTTGTTGTAGATTTTATGTTCTGTTTTTTAATAGCTATATCTACTTCGTTAGCTGAAGCTACAGATTCATCAATCCCTATACCAAAATTAGCTAAACATCTACCCCATGATGATGTTTCACAGTTTTCCACATAGCTTGTCTTGTTTATAAAACTAGCAGACTTTTCTTCATGTGCATGACCACTAGCTAAAATCCTGTCCTCTGGATCAATTATTTGTGTTCTTACAACAACCATCTCTGAGTCAATATGGGTTATCTCAGATAATAATGAGTGATTAGGGTAGTTTGATCTAAAGTATTTAAGTCTTTCGTTTACTTCTACATACTTCTTTCCTTTGATATTTATTGTTTTAAGTTTCGTCATTTTAATTTAATTTAAGTTAATTTTAATTGCAATATAGTAAATAAGTTTCATTTATCCTACTATTATTGAAAGTTTTTTTCAAAATAATTCGCAAAGCCAGTTGACATTACATCTCCCACTGATCTATAAGGTCGGAAATCTTCTGACATTTTTCATATTCTTGATCTTCTTCATAATGATATAATAAATGTTGTAGGACTTCCATAAATTCCTTGGTACAACCTCTCGGTATTACCTTTTTTATATCTACATTGTCCTCGAATATATATTTATATAGATCATCTTCTTCAGTATGATTTACTAACAGATCTAAATTATGAGTATTTTTTTCTAATTTGCTTAATACAACTCGAAACAGGAACATTCTGTAATTTTTCAATATAGTACTTAATCTCCTCGCCATTTAATGATGTAATTTTATCTTGAATAACTATTTTTATATTTTCAATAACAGATTCTTTTGTTTTACCAAAACCTTTTTTTCCTATTAGAGAATTTATAGTTTCTTGATCGTTAATACTCTTTTTAATTATTCTTTGTAGTTTTTTTTCAACTACATAATCTTGACAGGAGTTTGACTTCTTGCCCACCTTCTCTATTGAGAATTTAAGATCGTGTGTTTTTCTGAAAGCTATACTATCCATATTATATTCTTTTAATAAATTTTATTACCGGTAGTATTATTTGTGTATATAATGATAGTGCTACAACACAACTAAATATAATTATAAATATACACAAATACAACATTACCAAAATCATTGTCCCTTTAATAAATATATTCATAATTCTATTTCATTAGTTTTTTTATTAACATATTAAATTCTCTAACAGCAGAATCTATATCGTAAACCTTGTTGTGTTTTCTATCGTATGTATACTTAATATCTACTTGAAACGTGTCTTCGTATACGTGATTTGTTTTATCTGTCATAATTTTAGTTTTAACTGTTATATACTTTCTTCGCAATTATCTGCATATTCACACGCTTCGTTATATAGGTTGCTATCTATATTGCCTACGTAATCAACAAAGTGATTAAACCAAGCTAATTGCTTACCCAACAATGTGTTTGTTGAACTTTTTATTGTTAATTTATTTCTTGTTTTCATAATTTTATTTATTTCAATTTGTTATTTTTATGCCCCACAACTATCTAAATAGTCCTTAACATACTCTTGTTCGTTCTTATTTAGTTTTGCATATTGTTCGCTAAAAGAATCTTTAAACTCTATACATCTATCATCATTTCCATTTCTTAATTCTTCTTCTGCCTTTAACCATAACTCTATTAATTCTTCTTTGTCCATAATTTTAGTTGTTTTTATTATAATACCAATTCTTTTTATTTAAGTTTTTACCGGCAACACGATCTCCATTTGAGTCTAGTATAACCTCATCTCCCTCATAATCAAATACATCGTAAGGATTCTTGTGTGGGTTTTTCATATAGTAGTGGATCTTGTCCACTATATCTTGATAGGCAGTTTTTTTCTTGTCCATAATTTTAGTTTTAAGTTATTAATCTTCTTTCTCTTTTAGACCCATATCTTCAGCAAAGTATCTTATACTTTCCCATACTTGATTTGCAGTTCCGTCATTATCTAATGCTTGATCTAATACATCCATAGCTTCTGAATCAGTACATTCATAATAAGATTGTACATCTTCAATGTGGTACATAGAGTATATGTAATATCCATTTTGTCTTAATAGTTCTTTTGCGTCTGCGATCTTATCGTTAGTCGCTATAATATCTTCAGGTAATTGTTTCATAATGTTTAGTTTTTGTCGTTAATAATTTCCATTAATTGATTTGTTATATTCAACACAGCCACATCATATATTCTATTATATTCAATAGGTTGTTGACCTATAAAGTCCATGTAATCATTGTCCGACTCTACCCAATCTAAATCTTCTACCTCATTATCTTTACATTGTTTGTAAAATTCATCTAGATAAGTCCGGCTATCTTTGTTATGTTCTTTAATTATTTCTTTTAGTTTTTTAAGTTTTTCTTTCATAGTTTTATTTATTTAATTCATTTTTAATTCTACACATTTTATTTTGTAGTTTTATTATCATATTTCTATACACTTCATCATCTTCTACATATTCATCATCTAAATTCTGTTGTATTATCATTTGTAGATACAAAACTTCATCTATATTTAATTGATATTCTTCTTCCATAATTTTATTTATTAATCGTTCCAATATGCTACTGCACAATCATCAGAACAAAATTTATACTCTGTTAACACATCTCCACAAAATGCACATTCTGTTTTATCTACAAGATCTTGGTATGGTTCTTTATCCCAATCACTCATATTTAAGTAATACCACTTCATCATAATTAGTCTATTTTATTATATTTATTTTGATTAATGATATATTCAATATCATTCGTTAACGATTCTATTTTCTCATACACTTTCCTAAAATGTATAGGGGAATTGGGGTATTTTACATGTTCTTCGTACTCCCTTAATTTACCCACGATTCTATTCAAATCTGTAATCATAATTTTATTCGTTTATTATTTTCAAATTATTTTCTTTTATAACCTTATATCGTTCTTCATCTGTTTCAAACCACTCTACATCTATAATATCTCCACACCAATTATCATCATCAAAATTATCTATAAGATAAAGTCCATATATAAGTCCATTATTGTTATCTTCTTTTGGGTATTTACAATCTCGCCTTACTTGTTCCCACATTACTATTTCTGCTAATTGTTGTTTCATAATTTTATTTTTTTTTTGTTAATACTTGACATTGTCATTTTTTTCTTGTACCTTCCGACCATTATTAGTAGATAATTATGTTAGTTATATAATTTTTATATAAAAATATATATATCTCTTATCTTCTACTTCTACTCCTACTTCTTTAATGTTAGTAGCTATTTGTATCAAAGGATACCTATATCTAATAAGCACTTGTCGGCAAACTCTGTCTATCTTCAAAACTCATCCCCTCATATTCATCATCCGGATTAGTTAATCCATGAAAATACATACTCAAATGTTTTGCTATATTTACCAATTTTGGATCTTCTGCCCAATTTATACTTATATTACAATCATTACCTATACTTCCCAACATACCACCACCTAAATAGTTTTGATATGCAGTCATTTTACCACCTTTATAGCCAAAGGGTGTTAGGTCTATTTCTATTCCCCCACCTCTTGTTGACACTTCTTGTCTTAATACTTTAAATTCCATAGTTTTATTTATTTATTTAGTTAATACTTTAGTTGTTTTGATTATGATATGTAGGGAATAAACACGACTTATAGCTTATAATTACAAGGTTGGTTTCTCCTAACCTTAACCTACTTATCAAACTAAAAACCTAACAACCATTATCTTTTTTAATTAATAAGTCCAATTTATTTTCTCTGATCCAGTCATAACACTTCCTGTCATTTTCTCGCCATATTTTTGTAGCCATCTCGAAATCTACTTCCCCCTCATCATTTAATATCGGATCTTTCCCATACATATAATGTTTAGTTCCATACTTGTCGATCCACGATATACTACTTTTATAATGTATTAATTGTTCTTTAAATTCTTCAAATGTTAGCATATTCTTTGTGTCTATCAAAGTCCATACATCAGTTTTTTTATTTGTCATAGTTATTTAGTTTTAAGTTTAAACAATTCTGTTAATCTTTCTCTTATGATATCTTGTGCTTGAAATTCATTTTCGTTTTCTGTATCAGTACAATCAGGAATTAAACCCTCTGCTACCATATTATCTACAATTTCCAAAGCTACATCAGAAATATCATCTTGTTCTAGTGAGTGTCCATATATATACTTACTTACTCTTTTGCTTGTTGTTTCCATAGTTATAGTTATTTAGTTTTAAGTTATTATTTATTTATTTCTATTGCAGTTAATATCATTACAACACCACAAGCCAACATTGATGTGCCACAAATAAATTCAAGTATTATCCACCATTTATCTATCACTATCATCATCATCATATATCCACCACCTATTAAAAATGATAACATTATTATATGTAGTAATACATAGATTAAGAAATTCTTAATGTTAGTTAGTATGTTAGTTAATTGATTCGTTAAGTATTTTGTGTTTAGTTTCATAATTATTTAGTTTTAGTTAATATGTTTCTGTTTACAATAATACGAATTATATTCCATATATGCAAATTATTTTCACTTTATTTTATTCTGTATCTGTTAATTGTTTTTGTTTTTGCAGTTGATTCTGGATCTTGACCATTAATTCCTGTACCCCTTTGTATCTTATTTTTTCAATTAGCATATCTTTTATTAGTTCTAGTTCTTTGTCTGTTAGTTTTATATTGTTCATAGTATTATATTTAAGATTATAATTGTTATCATTAGTGGTAGTAGCCACTTAATATCTTTCTGTGCTTCTTCATATTCTTCTTCCCATTCTTTTAATTCCTTGTCATTCATAGTGCTAATTTTTTAGTGTATAATTTATGTTTATTTAATAGTTTGATAATCTCTTGAGTTATCATCTGAAAGTAATAATTGCTAAAATTACTGCCGTTTCCACTTGATGAGCTTACCCAGTCAAACAAGTTTCTTTTAACATATTCAATATCTCTCTTATTCTTAAGATTTATATTGTGAAATTCCATAGCTTGTTCAGTTTGTTTATGATATGTATAAGCAAAGTTATAAGCTAGTCCTAGTAAATAGTTCTCTATTCTTCGGTGTATTCTTGGGTACATTTTCTTGTTGTAGTCGTGATTAAATTCCTTTTCAAATCTACTAACAAAGTGTTGCATTAAATTTTCTTCACTTGGATTATTAATAGTGTTTTTAGAATATCTTCCCGAAGATATATGATTATCTTCAAAGTCTTCCTTGATAACATCTAAGATATAATTCCTTAGATTCTTCATATAGTTGTTGTTATCTGTAAAAGTTAATAAATCAAAGTCATCTAGACCTGAGTTCTCCATTTGATAAATTGATATTCTTCCCATAGTTGTATAGTTTTTAGTTATTAAAATCTTCATCATCATCATATCCATAAAAATCTGTTAGTACAATTTCATCATCTTTCCCATATTGTACACAAAATGTTTCTTCATCATCATATTTATTGTCTGTTAATACAAAGTATTCAGGTATTTCCTCATCTGATTCGTACCCTAAACAATAGTCCATACTATACTTATAGAGTGTAAATCTTTTATTTAATTTTATTTCCTGTCTTTCTTCCATATTCTCAAGCATATCTTTTGTTATTTGTTCGTGTGCATTATTTAGTAGATTCATAGTTGTAGTATTTTAGTTAGTAATTTTATTGTCTGTATGGTTTATAATATAATCTTTAAGTTCTTCATAGTCATATCCTGCTTCTTCACAAAAGTCATACAAGTCCTTATATTCATCCCAAGTAGAAGACAAGCATATTATCTCAATTTCCCCATCATACTCTTGAAAGTTTACATATCCTGTTAGATGGTATATTTGTTCGTTTATTATCATATCCATATCAATAGATATTTCATTTGCCTCGTTTCTTTGTCTTGTTATTATTAGTTTCATAGTTATAGTTTTTAGTTAGTAATTTTATTACATTGATTTAATAGCTTGCTCTCTAAATTTAATTTTCTTATTCAATTCAGCAATCTCATCATTCTTCTCCTCTATTACTTTTCTGTAATTTACTACCTGTACCTCTAACCTTTCAAGGTGTCGAATTACACTCATTATTACATCTAAACTTTCCTCAGATTTGATATATCTTTCTAGGTTTGTAGTAGGTACTTTATATTTGTTTTTTAAGTTTTCTGTATTCATAGTTATAATTTTTAGTTTTAGTATTAGACAGGAGATTGCTCTCCTGTTTCGGTCTATTAGACCTCATCAGTAATACTCTACTTCATTCGTTCAATCATTCGTTTAATCTTTTCGTGTGCCTCTCTGTTGCTAAACGGAGCCAAAGCATTATTGATAGTGTTTATGGTGTCGCTTACACTTGTATCAAGGTTAGCTTGTTCCATCTCAAATTGTTCTATTAATTCGTTCATAGTTATATATTTTTAGTTAGTAGGTTTATCCTTCTCATTATTCCCCTTAGTGTGTCAAATTTACCTACATTATATGCTTTCGTTTCTATTAGTAAGTCCGTTCCAAAAAAATCAACATCTTCCTTGCTCTGTTTTTCGGTACATATTTTTTTGTAAGTTTCATCTATTTCGTTCTCGATATATTGCATTACAATTTCGATTTCCAAATTTTTCATAGTTAGTTAGTTTTAGTTAGTAATTTCGTTTTTATATCCCTCAGAAAACATATTCAACATAAACACAATGAAAGATATCAATAGTATTTCAGCAGATATTTCACTTAGCCAAAAGAATAACATGAAATCTATTCCACATATTATAATCAATATCGTTGTCGTGTATAGTAAAAATGTATTCATAATAAAAAATTTTAGTTAGTAATTTAGTTAGTTGTTATTTAATCCCAGATATAATCCCAATACTCATCTGTTATTATTTTATCCTCTAAAGTGTGATGTACTCTTTGAA